GCCATCATTTGAACATGAGGCTAATAAAATTGCTAAGATGATTATATATTTCATTTTTAAATTTGTTTAATTTTAAAACAATAGCAGTAAGGTTCCGAATATTATTCCCTTACTCTTATTCCAGTTTAATATGAACGTCACTGGAAACGTCCTGTCCTATACAAACAGATCAACCTCGGCCTATCAATCCATAGTCTTGCGAACTACTTCATCGGTTACTATTGTTATTTTACCACTCTGCATTCAGTTGTAACCATTTAGCCCTGAGTAATGTGGTATAATCATACCCTCAGTCTGCTGAATCCTGTAAGTGGTTCTTCACACCATTACAACTGCCTACAAAGTAATAATTTATAAATACTCCCAGATAAACTGGTAGCATTCTGTCTTTAGCTCATCCAATGAGCATTTTAACAGTTCATTTTATATGTGTTTTTAGCTATATGATCATCAATTATACATTTATTTTCAGTGGTTTAGAAAGGTTAAAAGAAAGTAAGAGGACTTTATGCCCTCCTACTAGTCTCATTTACAGCGTTTTAGCTTACCATCCATCTGCATGATTCCGACAGGAAGCTCATCTTTTGGAATGATAAATTTGTCATTGGAAACCTTGTCAGGTATTCCTGCAACTCTGTAATCTTTCATGGCTTTCACCACGTTAACCTTTGTTTCTACTGATTTAAACATATTTTGTTGAACTTTTATTGTGATTCTTTAAACAAAATGAGATACTTTGTTTAACTTTTCTTAAATTAACGGCTTATAGGACGTACCCTATAGATATATAGAATAAAAAAGTTAAACAAAATGTTTGTGCGTGTAATACTTTGTTTGATTTCAATAAAAAAAGAAAGAGGGTTGCCCCTCTTTTCTTGTTAGTCCATATCAACATCTGACTCAAAGCCAAAGTTAATCATGTAACGGTCGGATTTTTCTGAATAAGAAACTGAAAATTCAGTCTCCAAGTCTAAAGGCTCACCATACATTAAAAACGCTGGGTAAATTCCAGTTTTTTTGCAGTGGGCATTTAACGAATTGTCTAAAGGCTTTGCACCTATGTAATAGGTTGCAACCTTATTGCCTTCGCTATCTTCATAGTCTTTAGCCCTTTTAATTTCCTTGCACTTAAACATTGAATTGTCAACGATTTTAAAAGTGCCTTTTTTTGCTGAGATAAATTGAATTGCCATAATTTATATATATTTATTTTTAGGTTAAATTTCAAAATAGGGGTATATACACACACTAATATTAAGGTGGGTTTCATAAAGGAGGGACCCCCAAACTCGCAACAAACACAAAACTTGCTTTTACCCGGGGGCCACTTTTCAAAAAAATTTTAGGCCGGGGTTGTTTATATGAGGACTAATACTTAACTTTGCCTTATGGAACATCTTGTAATTAGATTACTCACTAAGGATTGGAATAAGTTTAGATCTCTTCAAGAAGAGAAGGATTCAGAGATCTATTCGGATAATATTAGTCCCTATCTTAATGTTCATTACATACATGGTAATGGAACAAATGATCTAATGGATGAGGATGCTTTCCAAAAACTTCAAAACAAGTTGTTTAACTTTTAAATTATGCCTATCTTTATAGAGACACATGGTAGTAGATATGAAGTAGTTGCTTGCCTGGATGATAATGAATATTTAGTTCGGGATGTTGATAAGCAAGGAAGACATATACTTACCAATACTGGGAGGATTATTCATTATACTTTCCATCCAGTAGATAGGATAAGAAATTGGTTATGGGATACAAATATTTGGAGACATGCTTTTAGAAGGAATCGACTACTACATAGATGATAAAGGTAGATTTGTATTTACCGAAGAATACCATAGGAGAAGAGGATATTGCTGTAAAAATAAATGTAAACATTGCCCATATGAAAAGTAAAGTAACAAACAAATGTGGAGGAAAATCATCAGGCTGTTGCGCTGATATTATTCTACCCCACGGTACTACACCGATTAGAGTGTCTGACAAATGAGAAAGGGGAGTAAATCCCCTTTTCCTTTTGGGCCCGGGGATAGAGTTGTAGACTATGATGGAAAGATATTTGTAGTACAATTAGTCTCCGTAAATAAAATAGATTTTATGTTATTTGACCCCTATGAAGGTACCTTCAGGCATGTCCCAATGTCAGATTATAGACCCTATACAAAATCAATAATAAAATGCATAATAAACTTCCTAAAGAATTAGAACAAGAAATAATTAAAGAGTTGCGTACCTACTTTAGTAGTGATTTATTCAATGCTACGTGGGAAATGTATTTTCCAAAAAAATTAACAATTATTCAGAGAATAGTTGCATTTGTCAAAAATAGCGAGTAACTTTGCCTCAGCTATGAATGACTGGTACGATATACACCAAGCCCATGAGTGGATTAGAGTAAGGAAAGAAATAGAAGAGTTATTAATATGGGGTCCTAAAGCAATCATGGATAATAGAACTCCCACTAAAAAAATTAAAGACTTCCTTAAAAATTCTTTAGAGAAATAAAAGTTTTTTATTTGGAAATAATACCCTATCATTATTTATATGGGTACCAAAAGAAAAACATATGAGGATTCTTTCACTCTCAATATAAAGAAAGAACCTACCAAGATCCAGAAACAAGTTGGTAACTTTCTAAGATCCAATCAACTATCAATACTAACAGGAGACCCAGGAACAGCTAAGACATTTCTCTCTATTTACTACGGGTTAAATCTACTTAAGGATGGAGCTATAACAGAGATCATTCTTTCCAAACCAATACAGGAAGTAGGTAAATCAATGGGATTTCTTCCGGGTACAGAAGAAGAAAAGATTTCAGCTTACATGGACTCATATACTGCTACCTTTGATAAACTCCTTGGAGTGGGTGGATATCAGTATCTAGTAAAATCCAAGAGAGTTAGATTTGAACCGGTTAACTTTGTAAGAGGAACTACCTTTGAGAATGCATTGGTTATCCTGGATGAAGCACAGGGTTTAACACTCCATGAATTAATTACATTTGCTACAAGACTATCTGATTCTGCTAAGATGATCATCCTTGGAGATGTATATCAGGCTGATATAAAAAACTCCGGTTTACCCACATTCAAGAAGATTACTCAGGATATCCAAGGAATAGGTCAAATGGAACTTGGTGATGAATTCCAAATGAGATCAGGATTAGTATTGGAGATGTACAGAAACTATAAAAAACACTTACATGAAACAGGCATATTACTTTGATGCAGAATTTATTGAGGAGGAAATACATAAGGTAATTGCCTTCTTCAATAGTTTACAAGAAGGGGATGAGGTAGATTTCTACCTTCATTCTCCAGGAGGATATAATCACGTAATGGAAACAATAAAAAGAATCCTTGAGACTTCTAAGTTTCCCATTACTCTAATTGCTGCAGGTGAAGTACAATCGGCTGCATTTCTATTGTTTTACTTTTCTAAGTTAAATAAGACTATGCTTCCAAATACTGTGGCCATGCTTCATACAATGACTAAAGAGTATGAGGATAGGGACATTCGTCAAAATAGTGATTACTACAAGAAGTCAAAGAAACAATTGGATTCTATGAATGATAGCATAATTACTATCCTTGAGACATATAGTGTTTTATCCACTAAGGAAATGCAGGACTACATCAATGGAGAGGATATCTTAGTACTCTCTGATGACCTAGATGCTATCATGCAAAACTGTCCCTATGGAAATTATTTTTAAAAAAATTTTGGAAATCTAAAATAAAGTGTTATCTTTGTATTGTAAATGACAATGAATTTCAATATAGCAATTAATAAGGTGTGGGGTGATAGACTCATATCTAGGGGCTATATTATGTAATTTACAAGATATTACAAGAAGCCTCTAGATAAACTCTAGGGGCTTTTTTGTTTTGGGGGATAGACACAGGCGAAGTACTTTACATTTGCAATGTAATAGTTTAGGTTTCGATTACCTATATCTCCACAAATACTTTTAAATAATTATTGTATTTAAAAGCAAATTTTGTATATTTGTAATATGAAAAAATGTACAATATGCAAAATTGAAAAGGATGAAGTTAATTTTAATAAGAATAAAACTAGGAAGGATGGTATATCAAATGTATGTAAAATTTGCAGCAGAGAAAAATCTTCTACCTACTACAATTCTAATTTAGAAAAACATAGAGAAGAAGTAACTAAAAGAAATAACGTACAAAGAGGTTTATTAAAAGATTTTATCAAATCAACGTTAATTACCTCAAAATGTAAAGATTGTGGAAATAAAGATTGGAGAGTTTTAGAATTCGATCATCTTCCAAATTTTAAAAAAAGAAATGATATTTCATATATGGTTAAAGGAGGGTATAGTTTAGAAAGTATAAAGGATGAAATATCTAAATGTGAAGTGGTGTGTAGAAATTGTCATTGTATAAGAACAATAGAAAGAAGTGAAAAAGATTATAGAAAAGACTCTTCCGTAGCTTAGTTGGTTAGAGCATTGCACTTTTAATGCAGAGGTCGGTGGTTCAATTCCACCCGGGAGAACAAAAACCACCTATCGTCCAATGGATAGGACATGGGATTTCTAATCCTTGAATGAGGGTTCGAGTCCTTCTAGGTGGTCAATACACATCCTAGGCTATGGTAGCCAAATGGTCTCCAAAACCATAGGAAATTGTTCGATTCAATTAGGGTGTGCAAAATTGTCAATTAGCTCATTTGGTTAGAGCATCACACTGATAATGTGAAGGTGCTAGGTTCGAGTCCTAGATTGACAACATATTGTGGGGTAGTGCAGCGGCAGCATACAGGGCTCATAACCCTAGTGGTCAGGGGTTCGAGTCCCCTCCCCGCAACAATAAGCAAGTGTAGTATAACGGTTAGTACTCTAGCCTTCCAAGCCTGAGATGCTGGTTCGATTCCAGTCACTTGCTCAAATGCTCCAGACGTGGAGAACGTAGACAGAAAAGGCCTCTTAATAATGCACACTTTCATCCTAATCGTAGGTAGGCACAGTTAGTAGATCTGTGGTAATCTTAAAATCTACACTTACTCAAGTAGCTCAGTGGGAGAGCATCTGTTTTACATGCAGAGGGTCGAAGGTTCAATCCCTTCCTTGAGTACAAAATGGACCTTTAGCTCAATTGGTTAGAGCAACTGACTCATAATCAGAAGGTAGGGAGATCATAACTCTCAAGGTCCACAAAATTGTGAGTTCGCATAGAGGCCTAGTGCAGCAGACTGTTAATCTGCCGAAGTAATTCATCATTGGTTCGAATCCAATACTCACAGCAAATGGTCCATAGGTCAAATGGTTAAGATTTCCCACTGTCTCTGGGTAAGGAACGGGTTCGAATCCCGTATGGACCGCTTTTATTATTCAAATATATGTAGTACCTTTGTAGTATGAAATTAGGATTGGATGATGTATATATAAAGTCAGAAGATTTAGGATTAACAAGTGATATTATTAATCAGTTACATGTACTTGATATAATATCAAATCCCGAAGGTGAGTTTCTTTATTATCAAGGAGATAATAAATTTTACTATATGTCTTTTAAAAAAAGTGGATACTTAAAAAATCCAGATGGTCCCTGGCATTCATTATCCAGTTATAAAAAAATAGATACTAGAACTCCAATAGAAAAAATCAAGCAATGGTTATCTTCTATCTCCTAAACGTAATCTGGATAGTACACCACTTCCCGAATGATTCAAAAGTAAATTTAATAGAACTATGGAAAAAGTATTTACATATTTAATAAATATTATAAAGAGAAAGAAAATTAAATATAGCACAGGACTATGGCATCAATTACACAAAGGAAATGTTATTATATATAATAGTCATCGTAATATTACTAAAAAAGAAGTAGATGAAGTTATTAGTAATTTATTAAATGGAAAAAATCTTTAGATATTTAATTAACACAATAAGAAGAGATAGGCCTTCCGGAGTACTTTGGGATTCTTTTTCTAAATCTCAAAAAGAAAATTTTTCAAAAAAAATCCTGACCCATAAAGAATATATTGATATAAGAGACGGAATATTTGGATAATTAAAAATAAAGTATTATATTTGTAGTATAATGATGAAGCAATATTCATATAGTTCACTCTATTTACCTGATTATTCGGGCTAGGAGAGAACTGTATGTAAAAATATAGAAACCCTGGCCTAATAAGTCAGGGTTTTTTATTTACCTCTGTGGGCAAACGGTAAAGTCACTGGTCTTAGAAACCAGAGTTTTGGGAGTTCGAATCTCCCCAGGGGTACAATGCATCGGTGGTGAAACTGGTAGACGCAAGGGACTTAAAATCCCTCGACATATGTCATGTGGGTTCGATTCCCACCCGGTGCACAAATAGTAGGTATGCTAGTGGCCTAGCAGTCAGTCTTGAAAACTGATATACATGGTGAAAATCATGGGGGATCGATACCTCTACCTACTGCATATAGAAAGTAAACTGAACTGGGTTTAGGCTCCCCTGCTAAGGGATGCGTAGAGATATCTATTTGGTTCGATTCCAATTCTTTCTGCTATAACCCAACGATGGTAAGGTGGTGAAATCAGAGCACTGTAAATGCTTCGCTTCGGCTATTTAGGTTCGATTCCTAACGGTGGGACAAAAAAATTTAAAAAATATTTGACAAATAAATAAAAAGTCATATATTTGTAGTGATATAAGGACTAATGCTAGTGGTTAGCAACTTCTCTCTAAAAGAAGCGTCTAAGGGTTCGATTCCCTTTTAGTCCTCCATGGCTTAGATTAAAAAACTCGTAACCGTAACCCGTAGAGATTTAACTATCTCTCAACAAGCTGTACAATCTACACATGCAGCTTTAGATTTTGTATTTCAAAATCCCATAACAGCTTTGTTATGGCATCAATCAAATTACCTTATTCAATTAACCGTAGCTGACGAGGAGGAGTTACTGAATTTAAAAGTCAAACTCTCCGATGTCTCTGTAAAGCATACTGCTTTCAGAGAACCAGATATGGACAATCAATTAACTGCTATATGTATAGCACCTGGTAAATTAACAAAGGAAATAACAAAAAAATTTAAATTATTATGATCGCAACTCGCATTATATCCGCAGAAAATGAAATTTATAATGGTAGACTCATTATAAAATTTGACAGACATAGAATAGTGTTACCTAATAACAACAGTAAAAGAATGTATTTAGGTAAAAGAAGATACAGAGAATTAATGAATTCAGCAGTAAGTAAAGATATACCTTTAAGATATACTGATGAATATCTATATCATTTACCAAAGAAACTAAAAGAAAGTATAGTATTCGATGAACCTGTTAAAGTACAACCTGTTAAAACTCAAGTAGTTACAGAAGAACCTATAAAACAAAAAAGATTTTTTCGATCTTTATTTGGTTTGTAAAAATAAAAGTTGTATATTTGTAGTATGAAAGTAACATTTACACAGCGTCCAGAGCAACATACCCCATGTTTTACATGGAGTGCTAGGGTCATTGTGTAAATGCATATTCAATATGTCAAAGACTTTGAACCCTGGCTAAACACCAGGGTTTTTTGTTTTATGCTCGGTTAGTTCACATGGTTAAAACAGTGGGTTTTCACCCCACAGTAACGAGTTCGATTCTCGTACCGAGTACAAAATTCGGGGAGTAGGTCTGTAGTCTGGTAGCAGTCCTGCCTTGGAAGCAGGTGGAGTAAAATCCCTCGTTGGTTCGAATCCAACCTTCCCGACAATAAGTTAGGTTGACTGAATGGTAAGGTCACGGTCTGCAAAACCGCTGTTCGTAGGTTCGATTCCTACACCTAACTCTATGGTACATGAGCTAGTCTGGTGATTCAGCGCATGCCTGAAGAGCATGAGAATAAGGTTCGATTCCTTGATGTACCACAAATAAGCCTCCAAAGCATAATTGGCTTGATGCACCCGGTTTGTACCCGGGATAACTGGGTTCGACTCCTAGTGGAGGCTCTAAGATATAGTTCAGTGAATAGAACATCTCCCTACGAAGGAGAAGACATAGGTTTGAATCCTATTATCTTATCCACTCCGGTCTTCTAATCGGCAGGAAATCTAACTTTGAATTAGATAATAGTAGGTTCGAATCCTCTCTGGAGTACAATATGGTGTTTGAAGCATTAAGGTGATGCGCTTTCTTGTGACGAAAGAGAATACGGCTCAATACCGTACTAACACCCTAATCCATATTCCAATCTATCATAAGTAGGATTATTCCTACTATAATACCAACAATAAATCCTTTAATTATTAAGGCTTCCATTAATTAAATTATTAAGTAATTCTCTATCTTCTGCTGCTTTATACCAACCTTTTTCATAGAGAGCATCCATTTGACCACCTCTTGAAAAGTGATTGTGAATTGTTTTAGTATTCTCTACAATTGCAGCTAAACCCTTGCTTCTCATTTGATGCCATAACCAATTGTCACAACCTACGTGATGGAAGCGAGTATCAAAGATTTCTCCATTTGATAAATAATCAATTGCACTTCTTTTGATCATGAAGTGTTCGCACTCTTGTACACCGGTGTTAAAGATAAGTAACTCATAACCAACCTTTTGTGATTTAATTACTGCTTTGATAAAGTCATCTGCATGGAATACTACATCACTTGCAGCAAAGCAAATAAAGTATCCATTACTTTCTTGTACTCCAATTTTTACTTTTTCCGGCACAGTTTCATCTCCTTCAATAGTATGAATAGAAATTAACTCCTGAGGATAGTTTTGTTTTGCAATGGAAGCCAGGCATTTATCCAATCCTTCATCTCTATAACCCACTACATGAGGGATAATAACAGAGATAGTTGGTAATCCATTGTAAAATCTAAAGTCTCTTAGATAATCCGAGTTATTTGGTTGGTATTCTAAGCACTTATTAAGGTGCTCCTTAGCTTCATTAATCATTCCCATAAAGCCATATGCAACATATAGTATTCTATGAGGCTCGTCAGTGTAATGACTCATGTTATTTGCATAATAATTATTATATGGAATCTCTAAAGCAGCTTTAGCATATGCTACAGCCTGTAAAAGTCTATTATTAAGTAAGTAAAAATTAGCAAATTCAATGTAAGGTTCTCTTCTTGAGCCATCAGTGTAGATAGATTGGTTATAGTAATCAACCTGTTTATCCGGCATATTGAGAAATCCATAGCATCTACCTATAAAAATCATGCTTTGAGCATTTTCCATAGGCATTTTACCCATCGTAAGATGTCTTTTTAACTCTCTAATAGCACTTCTATATCTACCGGTAAACATTAATTCTCTACCAAAGTAGTGAGAGTTACGATCATTCTCAGGATTAAGGTAAGTATCAATTGCAAGACCTCTTAAGTAATGAGATCTGTTAGTTTCTGGGTTTTGAAAGTGCTCTAACTTGATTACATCCTCTCCAACATACTGTCTTTTTGCATCTCCCTGTAAAACTTCATGAATTACACCTACCCATTTTAAGCATCTTCTATCATATGCCTTAGAATGCAGGAATTGAATTGCTGGAGATCCATCAGGAAGGTGACTAAATACAAAATTATACTCCAATTGTTGGATATTATCATCAATTAATTTAGAAATTAGATCAATATTAAAGGAAGTAAAGATTTCATCACAATCAGGAGTAAAAATAAAGTCTGTATTGGAGAATGTTGCAATGTAATTCCTTGCAGATGAGTAGTCAAACTGTCTATCTCCTTCTTTAATTACGTTTGCATCTCCATCTACTACATATTTTTCATTAATTTTGGAAGAAAGCTCTTCATCAACCTTAATAAGGAACTTATCTCCTACTGTAATGACATTTGCTCCCCAATTTTTAGCTACTTCCACTGTATTATCAGTAGATCCAGTGTCAAGAATATGTACTTCTCCTCCTCTGGCTTTAAATTCATCCAGGGATTTTAATAATCTTGGTAGAGTCTTAGACTCATTCCTTGCAATTAGGCAAAATGAAAAATTCATGCACAAATATATTACTTTTCCAGTAATTCTATTGCATCAATGTTCTCAACTTCTAATTTTAAATTGTCATCTGCCCATTCTTTAAATGGATTCGGCAACATACTGTACCACTTAGATAGTCCAAGTACCCAAGCAAGGTACTCATAGCAATAGAATTTCTCTGCTGCCTTTCTTTCATCGGTATAACCATAGTACTTTCCAGTAACTGTGTTTATTAATTGATAGAAAAGCAAACTTGCAAAGTCATACTTAGTATTACCTACTTTTGATAGGGCTTTTGCTCTATATGACTTAGGTACTTTGTATACTGTTACCTTTTGTTCTTTAATCCAATCTTTAAAAGGGATTAATATAACTCCATGCATGTCCGCTTCCACTATAAATTGATTTTTATCAATTGTAATAAGGAATGCTGCGTGGTTGTAATAAGTTTTTGCAAACTTACGAATTGCCCAAGAGATAAATGTCAAGGGTCTTTTCCAATTTAATGGTGTGTGTACTATTAGTGCTTTCATTAGTAATCTGTTTCTATATATACTTTTGCTACTTCTAAATTATCTGCTGCAGCTATGGCTCCATTTCTTACTTCTGCTTTAAATGCCATACCTGTATTTGCAGCTGGTAAATCTGTAGTGTAACTTGTCTCAAGAACTGTAACTCCAGAATGTATGTTTAAAATTCTTACAAATAATTCTGAACCACCTGGGGCCATATACATTATAAGGTCATAACCATGTGTAGTATTGGACCTTAAAGCATTTGCTCCAAGGTCTACTTTTGTTGCAGTTCCTGTACCGTCATTTCTCATAAAGAACCAGTTGCCGGCACTGTTATCTGCAGCATCATAACCCATTCCACACATATTAGTTAGTGCTGAAGGTTCCCCAGCTAAGGCACCAGTAGATGCACATAGTCCTACAAACTTTTGACCACCATTTAAGTTTATGTTAGCACCAAGTTGAGCTCTGAAAAAGAATCCTCCAAATCCTGTAGCAGATCCTCTAAACCATTGAGTATAAGCTGTTCTCATACCAGTAGCGTTACCAGCCGTAGTAGATGTTTGGAATCTTTTTCTCCACGTAGCTAACCAAGGACTTGAAGATGCAATTGTTTGTTGAACAGACATAGTTGCAGCTGTAGTAAGAGTTCCTCCTATTGCTGTTGGAGCACTAGTACCTGAAGCAGGAGCTACTAAGAATACTGCATTACCATGAAGACCTACTTGAAGAATTGTATCTACACCACTTGGACCTATAATTTTAGGTAAGTGTCTTCCACCAACTATTTTAGAGTATAGTAGTAATCCACCTGTTGGAGCAGCCGGGTCAGTAGTAGAAACAAGTTTAAGATTATCTCCAAATATCTCAACATTTGCAGCTCCTGATAATCCTCCTACTCCATTATTATATTGAATTTCTCCTGTTGTTCCTCCTGGAGTTACTGAAGGACCTGTATATCCTGTATACCCAGTTGCTCCAATAGAACCACTTGGACCAGTGTAGCCTGTATATCCGGTATATCCAGTAAAATTACCTGGTCCAGTATATCCAGTATACCCAGTAGGACCTATATTTCCTTGTGGACCTGTAAATCCAGTGAATCCAGTTGGCCCTTGTGGCCCAGTATAACCAGTAAAACCAGTTGCTCCAATTACACCTTGAGGTCCGGTATAACCGGTAAACCCAGTATACCCAGTTGGACCAGTAACATTTGAATCTGCTCCGGTATATCCAGTGTAACCTGTGTAACCTGTTGCACCAATTGGACCATCAGGTCCTGTAAAACCTGTGAAACCGATAGGGCCTATTGGTCCGGTAAAGCCGGTATATCCTGTATATCCTGTGAAATTACCTGGTCCCGTATAACCTGTAGGTCCCGTATAACCTGTAAAATTTCCTGGACCAGTATATCCAGTGTAACCCGTTGCTCCTTGTGGACCATTAGGTCCAGTGTAACCCGTAGGACCAGTTGGACTAATAACACTAACAGAAGTTACAACAAACGAATAGAATTGAGTACCTTCAGTGTAGAAGGTAACTGGGTGAGATCCGCCTCCTATGTTTTTAACATAGATTTTAACAATCATTTTGTCTGTTGTTAGAATGGTTGTTGTAGGTAGTGTAATATCAGTTAGTACTAAAACTGGTGTAACAGCATCGATCCATGTGATTAATACTGAACTAGAAGTTAATATAGTTCCGTAGCCAACCCCTGCTGAGTTTGCTAACTCTATAGTAACATATGCTTCAAAATTATGACCTGGAGCACCCTTTAATAAATGTAAGTGGAATTGTTGAACACCACCAGGAATTACTGCAAAACCAAGTTCAGGTGTTAAAAATTCTTGCATTAACCTACTTGTACCCGAACCAATTCCAGTTTGTAACACTGTTTGTTGAACAGCTCCACTAGGTGTTATTGCTAATACTTTATATGGAGCTACATCAGAGTTTTGTGATTGATTAAAATAATATGTTGCCCCTAATGAAAGTCCATTAGGCCCAGTGTATCCAGTTGGACCTGTAACATTTGAGGCAGGTCCCGTATAACCCGTATAACCAGTAAAACCTGTTGCCCCATTACTTCCATTTACCCCTGTATATCCAGTATAGCCTGTTGCTCCTGTTGCTCCTGCACCAGTATAACCTGTATACCCCGTAGGACCAGTTACTGTTGATGCAGCTCCCTGTGGACCTGTATACCCAGTAAAACCTGTGGGACCTTGACTACCTTGAGGTCCAGTAAAACCAGTTGGACCAGTAAAACCTATAGGACCAGTAAATCCTGTAAATCCTGTTGCACCTCTTGGACCTGTAAATCCTGTTGGACCAGTTGGTCCAATACTACCATTTGGACCTGTATATCCGGTAGGACCTGTAACTGTTGATGGTAAACCTGTTGCTCCCGTATACCCAGTATAGCCAGTGTATCCAGTGTATCCAGTACTTCCTTGATTTCCTGTATAACCCGTAAATCCAGTTGGTCCTGTATAACCTGTAAAGTTACCAGGACCTGTATACCCTGTATAACCTGTGTGACCAGTATAACCGGTGTAACCAGTAAAATTACCCGGTCCGGTATAACCAGTGGGACCAGTAGGACCATCAATTCCATCATAACCAGTATATCCTGTTGGTCCTGTAGGTCCAATAGGTCCACCTGAAGGACCAGTGTATCCAGTAAAACCGGTGTATCCAGTTGATCCAGTATATCCAGTATGTCCTGTATATCCAGTCATACCAGTATAACCTGTAGGACCGGTAGCACCAATACCAGATATCTTATAATTACCTGAAGCATCGTGTACTCCCCATTCCTTACCATCAAACATAGCCATTTCACCAGGAACTAAAATAGTTTGAAAAATTACAAATGAAACTCCATTTACATTTTTTCTAAAAATAATAGTACATGGTAAAGCTGCATCAGTATTTGATACAACTAAATTATTTATATTTGCTCTTTTAAGACCATCAGGTGGATAGATGGGATTAATAGTAACAGTGCCAGGAACATTTACTTTTCCATATGTATTAGTACTATTTAAATAGTCATATGTCAAAGAATATTCAATAACAGCAGCACTGTCAGTAGTTATAGTAAGTGTATCTTTAGGTGTTATATATAGCATTATATAAGAGGAAGCATAAGGCTCCTATTTAAATATACGAAAAATTAAACAAAATATGTAAATAATAAATTTTGTTTAGCTTTTTAATAATTTATATTACTATATTTGTAAAAGTAAATATTTTTAATTATATTTATTTAACCAATCCATATTAAGATGGCTACTTTAATTCAAAAAACCCACGTTCTTCCTAGCTCGTATGATTCTGTAAGATTCCAGATCTACCTGCATGTTTTCTTAACTGACTTCCCCTTAAGTAAAGGTGAAATTAATGCTCTTTCAATATTTTATATTAAAGGAATAAATGAAGAAGCAATTGATTCTATTATTTCAGAAAAAATATTTAAAAATAGACAAACAGTTGGAAACTTCATAAGTAAACTTACCAAGTTAGGTGTAATCAAAAAGACAACAAAAAAGAAAAAAGAATTTACAAATTTAATTCCAATGGCTGTTGACAGTCAAATTTTAATGAATATTAAGATCGGTAATAAATGAACCCTATAAATGCAAAAACCATCAGAGATATATCACAAGGTATAGCTGATAAAAATGGTGTTTCTAAAAAAGGAGTTGAAGAACTATTTAGTTATTTCTATCAGAAAGTAGTTAAAAAGAATCTTCAGAGTTTTGAAAAATCTCAATTTTCAATTAGTCACTTTGGAACATTTGCATTAGTCATGACTCCAAAGACTTTAAAATCTTTAGAAGACAGATGTAAAAAATCCTATGCTCATTATGAAGAGGAGTTAAAAGACCCAGAATCCCCGGCTTGGGTATTAAAAACTTTTGAATCCTATAAGAATATCATAAAGAATATAGAAAGACTTAAGAAAGAAGATGAAGAGGCACTAATAAAAAAGAAACAAATTAAAGAACAAAGAAAAGTATATGTTGGATAAACTTAAAAAAATCATAGAAAACAGAAGTCAAATTCTTGAGGGAATTAAAAATTCTGTATTCAAGACCGAGCATACTGAAGAAGTTGCAAAGGCTAGAATGGATATTTGTAAAACAAATGTATGTGGTTATTATGATCCTGAAGGCAAATCTGAAGCAGCAGTTATAAAAGGTCAACCAAGTTGTGGTGCCTGTGGTTGCTCTTTAGAATTAAAAACTCGATGCATGAGTTGTAAATGTGGTTTGGAGACATTAAACAAAATCCCGTTATGGGTAGAAATGACAGAAGAAGATGATTAAATTTTATGATGATACACACTTGTATCTAAATCCGGATAATGTTTCTTATCGAAGCGTGACATCCATACTTAAAAAATTAGAACCCAAAAAAGATTGGGATAAAATTACTAAAGCCTATGCTAAGAAAAACAACTTAACTGTTGAAGAAGTAAAAGCAATGTGGAAACTTGAAAAGGATAATTCTATTATCCGTGGAAAGAAAGCACACACTATGTTAGAGGCTGAAAGTTTATCTCAAGCTGTAGTAATCATTGAGGATAAGGGGGAAATACCGGTGTTTGCTCCTCAATATGAAGATACAGTCAAAGTAAGTCCAACTATGAAGTTAACCGATGGAGTATATCCAGAGGTTATCTTATGGTTGGATAGTTATAAACTTGCCGGCCAGGCTGATAGAATTGAAATTATAGACAATACTATCAATGTATATGACTACAAAACCAATAAAAAAATAGATAAAGAAGGCTTTACTAACTACATGGGTGAGACTGAGAAATTAGTTTTTCCATGTGGTCACTTGGATAATTGTAATTTTAACATATATTCTTTACAACTTAATATGTATGCTTATATGATTAAAAGACATAATCCAAAAATGAAAATTGGTAAAATGGAAATTATCCATCTCCTATTTGAAAATCCAGAAGATCCTGAGGAGATTACTAATAGAGTAATTTACGAGGTTCCTGATCTTCAAAAAGAAATTGGAAATATTTTAAAAGCAATTGAACAAGGAAAAATCTAATGGAAATATTTGAAATTGAAGATGGAAAAGTAAGGATCAATACTAATTGTTTAGTAATACCTGAATTAAAAGCTGTAGTAGATAAATATGATGAACCTTTAATGGCATTAAATTTTATTTATAACATGACAAGTCCTAAAAGTCCATTTTCAAATCTACCTGAAAATGAAAAAGAGGAAGTAATTCTAATGGATTTTCCAGGGGATTACTCTCCTGAAGATCCAGAAATAAGATTGGCTATTCTTAAAATGCAAAAGTTATTTCTCACTCCTACACGTAGATTCTTTTTAAATGCAAAAAAAGGATTGGAAACACTTGGTGAATATCTTGCAACTGCCTCAATTACAGAGGGTAAGGATAGTAACTTCTCTTCTTTTAACATGGCTCTTTCTAGAGTTGGTAAAACAATTGAGGAATTTAAAAAGCTTGAAAAGATTTACGAGGAAGAAACGGAGTCTGCAATTCGTGGAGGCCATAGTCAAGGATATGACGAATGAGTTCTAGATTATTTGAAATAATTATTGTATATTAATATATGAAAGATAAAATAATTTGTATTTACAAAATAGTAAATTTAACAAACAATAAAGTGTATGTAGGACAAACTAAAAATTATAAAAATAGAATTTATGATCATAAATATACTTTAAATAAAAATACTTGTAAATGCAGAAAACTTCAAAATACATGGAATAAATATGGTGAAAATAATTTTAAATTTGAAATAATAGAAACATGCACCAAAGATATATTAAGTGAAAGAGAAATATATTGGATTAATTTTTATGATTCTATGAAGAATGGTTATAACCTTGAAAATGGAGGTAGATTAAATAAAGAATTATCCAAAGAAACTAAAAAACTTATGTCTACAAATAACCCAAGAGCTTGGAAAGGTAAATTTGGAAAAGAACATAATACTAGTAAAACAATACATCAATATAGTTTAAAGGGAGACTACATAGCTAGTTATGGCAGTTGCTATGAGGCAGCCAGGATTTTAGGTAAAAATTATAAATCTATTAATTCATGTGTAAATAACTCTTGTAAAAGTGCACATGGTTTTCAATGGACCTATGAATTTTATAAAGCAATAGATGTATATTATATTCCAAAAAAACAAAACTATTATCAAGAAAGAGCAGTTAATATGCTAGATAATAATGGGAATATTATAAAAACTTTTAACAGTGCAGCAGATGCTCAAAGAGAATTACAAAAAAATAAAAATAAAATATTTGAAGTGTGTAAAGGAAAAAGAAAACATTGGGCAGGATATAAATGGGAATATAAAATATGAGTTATTATAGTGCACCTTTATTTGATATAGAAACCGATACTTGGTCCAAAAGAGATTTTGAGACTAAGATGGGAACAATTGACTTTGTTAAATCTCACTTTAAATATCCAAGTGAATATAATATTCAACATGCTGCAGGAGTATGGAATAGTGAAGCAAAAATCTTTTTAAGTAAGGGTTATTATAATGACTACATTACTAATAGTATTGACTTCCGTAGACACTGGGATTTTGAAAAAGAAAAATGTAGATTGGACGGATTTATCATTTATAAATATGGGGACTATGAGCAAGTAGTCCCTTCTTTGTATTACTGGTATTTAAACTATACTCCTATTTATGATAAGGTAAAGAAGCAAATTACCTTTGCCGGCATATGGGACGGAGACCTACATACTTTTATGGCTCTCCTACTTTGTTTATTGACAGGTAGACACTTTGCTTGTCTAAAGAAAAGACAGTTTGGTATGTCCTTGAAAATCACTGCAGTACTTCTAAATGGAGTATGGTTTGGTGAAGCAGCAAGGGTAAAAATGTTTTCTTACTCAGGTGTACACACTGAAAACTCATGGGCATTCTTAGAACAATACAGAGACCACATTAATAAACATTGTGGTTGGAAAAGAGGTTTTGATCCTAATAAATTCCTTGACTGGCAAGTTAGAAGAAGGAGAACAGATGGGTCCTATGTAGGTAATATGTCAATTCTAAAAGGACTCTCAACTGAAAAGGATGCTTCCAAACCAGTAGGGGGTGGTATTACATTAGCATTTGGGGAAGAGGCCGGTATTAATCCTAATCTTGATAAAACCCATGAATACGCATTACCTGCCGTAGGTATTGGTGGTTTGACTACTGGTTTACTTATGTATTCAGGTTCTGTGGGTGAATTGGATAAATGTGAACCTCTAAAGAAATTCATGTTTAAACCAGAAGATTATGGATTCTATTCATTTGATAATGTTTGTGAAGGAGATGAAGACCTTGGTAGAGTTGTAGGATTCTTTGCACCAGAGTGGTGGAACTACATGGATACTGATCCTGATACAGGTGGTATTGTACTTTGTTTTGATGAAAATGGAAACACAGATAAAGAAAAGGCCCTAGCTTTAATTGAAAAGAATAGATTAATTGCAGCTCAAAAAGAACCTGAGATGTATAGATACTATTGTTCTCAAAGACCTTTATCTATTAAAGAGGCATTCTCCTATAGAAAAGAAAGTATATTCCCGGCTAATCTATTAACCAGACAGGACTATAGAATTGAAAAAGGAATGTATGAACACAAACATTATGACATTGAAAGAGATGCAAATGGTAAACCAATATTTGTAAAAGCAAAGCATCTACCTATTGAAGCATTTCCATATCATCCAAAGAAAGATGAAATACCCTATGGTTGTATTAAAGTATGGGAAGATCCTATACCGGATGCTAAGTTTGGAACTTATTTTGCAGCAGTCGATCCAATTTCTGTAGATATCTCATCAACATCTGAGTCTTTATTCTCAGTTGTAATATACAAGAATTTAGTAGAAGTACAGACTCAAGAAGATGATAAGGTAGTTACATCTCTTGAAGGAGATAAAATAGTAGCCGCTTATGTAGGAAGAAAAGAATCCCTACTGAAAACCAATGAGTTAGGTGAGATGCTAATTGAGAAGTACAATGCTTTCTCTGTAATTGAAAACAACGTAGATAACTTTGTTAAACACATGATTACAAAACATAAACAAAAGTACATGGCAACAAAAGCAGATCTACCTTTCTTAAAAGAGCTAGGAACTAACTCAGAATCCTACCAAGAATATGGAGTAAGAACCAATGCTACAATGTGGACTCACTACATTAATAAAATTCTTGAGTATCTCAAGGAAGAATTGGGTGTAGAAAACAAAAGTAATGGAGATAAAATAAGAACAATCTATGGAGTAGAAAGAATTCCGGATAGACGATTGATAAAAGAATTACTAAACTTTACAGATACAAAGGGTAACTATGACCAAGTTGTAACTTTAGGATTAGTAATTGCCTTAGCAAAATCCAGACAGGCAAATGGATTAATTACAAAAGTTAAAAAGGACATGCCTGAACTTAAAAAAGTCAGTTATCAAATTGACAGAAACCCATTTAAAAACATTAAAAGTACACGAAGTGCTTTTAAAAATCTAAAATAATTCGTATATTAAATTAAAATGAAAATACTAACCGCTTGGGACTTACAACATGGGCAGAAAGCAGAACCAAAAAAACTTGGATCTGTTTGGCAACCTATACAAATGGTACCTAAGGCCGAGAAAGACGAAGAGTGGAAAAAAACTAACGTAGACTGGTTTGAAAGTCTTGGTATTAGACAACTCCGTAAAAAGTATAAGAGAACAATTAAGAACTATAGACTTGCAAAAGGTATTATAGAAACAGAAGATTATGTTACTTCTGAAGACAATGAATATACCGGCATGCTTGAAAAAGTAAAAGGGGATGACTATGATCCACACGTATTGTCTCTTTCATTTTTCCCAATTATTCCAAATGCTATCAATGTACTTGTAGGTGAATTCTCAAAAAGAAACACTAAGATTACTGTACAGGCTGTAGATGAGTTTTCAAAGAATGAAAAACTTGATGCTAAGATTGATAACATTAGAGAATACATGGAGGCTAAAGCTCAATCTAAATTAGTTCAAAAACTTTTAGCTTCTGGATATCAACCACAATCAGAGGAAGAAGTTGCTCAAATGAAGCAACAACTTAATCAACAAGTTAAATCTTTACCTGAAATTCAAGACATTTACAGAAAAAAATACAGATCAATAGTAGAACAATGGGGTCAACATCAAATCAATATTGATGATGAAAGATTCAAAATGTTTGAACTTGAGAATACTGCATTCAGGGATTATCTAATTACTGACTCGGAATTCTGGCATATTGACTTAAGAGAAGATGATTATAAAGTAGAGGTTTGGTCTCCACTTCATACTTTCTATCACAAGTCACCAGATGTTAAATATGTAGCTGATGGTAACTACGTAGGTAGAATTCTAATGATGTCTATTCCGGATGTAATTGACAGATATGGTTATTCTTTAAAAGATGAGGAAGTAAAATCCCTTGAGTATATTTATAATACAACTTTACTTCCGATGCCGGCCGGTACAGAAAATACTTTGTACTATGATCCAGCAAGAGGAGTAAATGATCAATCTCCTAACTCTAAAGCAATGCATGACTTACTTGCTGCAAGAGATATGGTAAGTGATACTAATCTGACTTCTGAAACTTCATTCCTTGGTTGGCTAAACCAAGCATCTGATACTGACCCTTTTAACAAAGGTATGGTAAGGGTAACTGAGGTATATTGGAAGTCACAAAAAAGAGTAGGTTACTTAACTAAAATTAATGATCAAGGTGAGGTTGAAACAGATATAGTTACTGAAGACTATGTAATTATAAATGAACCTTTATTTGATGAGTCTTTCAAAAAGAAAAGAGATGCTGAAACATTAATATTTGGAGAATACATTGAGTGGTTCTGGATTAATGAAGTGTGGAGAGGTAAGAAAATTAATACCTTACTTGCACCGGCATTCACAAAGAACTATTCATTTGAACCAATTTATATAGATGTAGCTCCACTTCCTTTCCAATTTAAAGCTGAAAATGATTTATGGAATGCTAAACTACCGGTAGAAGGTATTACATGTACAGATACTCGTTTGAATATTCCTACTTCTATGGTAGACTTAATGAAGCCATATCAAGTAATCTATAATCTAGTAAATAACCAGGTTAAAGATATCCTTATTGATGAAGTAGGTAGTGTTGTACTTTTAGATCAAAACTACTTACCAAAAAATTCAATGGGTGAAGATTGGGGTCAAAACAACTTAGCAAAAGCTTATGTTGCAATGAAAGACTTCCAGATCCTTCCTTTGGATACATCGATGGAAAACCTTGAGGGTAGAGCAGGATTTAATCACTACCAAGTATTAAACCTTGAACAAACACAAAGATTATTCTCTCGTTTAAAAGTTGGTGAATGGGCTAAAATGGAAGCATTTGCTACAATTGGTATTACCCCACAGAGATTAGGATCAGTAGCTGCTTCAGAAACAGCAACCGGTACACAGGCTGCAGTTAATAACTCATACTCACAAACAGAAACCTACTTTACAAATCACATTAACTTCATCATGCCAAGAGTAAAAGAGATGATGATTAATGCTGCTCAATATTACCAATCAAGTAATCCAAGTCTTAACTTACAATATACTACTTCTGATGAAGAAAATATAATGTTCTCATTGGATGGAGCTAAATTACTTGCAAGAGATATCCAAGTTTATACTCACTTTAAGCCAGATGCTAGAGCTGTATTGGATCAAATGAAACAATTGATTTTACAAAACAATACTTCCGGGGCAAATATTTATGACCTATTAAAGATTGTATCTTCAAATACTCCATCTGAGGTTGTTGAAGCTGCTAAGAAATCTGTTGATGACTTTAATGCACAGACTCAACAAAAACAACAGCATGAACAAGAAATGATGCAGCAACAAATTCAAGCTAAACAACAAGAGCTTGCTGATCAAAGAAGTTACGAGTCTCAAGAGAATGATAAAGATAGACAAACTAAACTTGCAGAAGCTACAATTAAAGCAATGGGCTTTGCAAATGAGTCTGATGTTGATCTTAATGCTGTACCGGATGTATTGGAAATTGAAAGATTCAATGCTCAACTTGGTCAGTTTCAAGAAAAACTATTGATGGACAAAGAAAAGATGAGTAGTCAAAGGGATATTGAAAACAAAAAGATCTCTTTAAAAGAGCAAGAATTAATGACTAAGAGAGAAATTGCAGAGAAACAATTAGAGATTGCAAGGGAAAATAAGACCAATGCTGAACTAAAAAGAGATAAAAGCAATAAGAAATAACAAGAGTTAGCTATAGTTAAAAATTCAAATACAGATAATAATAAAATAAATTATTTTTATTATTTTTTATTGACAGTAAATCATAAAAAACCAAATATATATGACAGAGAAAGACAACATAGTAAATGAATCCTACGTAGAAAGTTTCTTCGGAGGAGTTGGTGAAACCCAAGTTGCGGCACCCATTACTAAAACAGATGAAGAAGAGGATACTGATAAAGATAAAAAATCAGAATCTAATTTTTCATTTAAAACAGATGAGACGGAAGTTCCAATCAATAAATTAATTGATGTGGAAAAAGAAGAACTTGCAATTGAAGAGGATGAAGATATTATCATTCCTTCAGCAAAAGAGACTAAACCAAAATCAGTTTCTACAGATAGCAATTTAAATTCTGCAGTATCTGAATTAATTAAAGAAGGCTTGATCTTTGGATTTGATGGAGAAGAAGAAATTAAATCTATAGAAGATTTAAAAGAACTTATTCAGGCTAATAAAGAAGAATGGAAAAAAGAAGCCTTAGAAAATGAACTGGATGAAGTCTTTAGTGCATTACCGGAAGATCTCCAATATGCAGTAGACTATGTAAAGAATGGTGGTAGAGATTTAAAATCACTATTCAAAGTTCTTGCACAGACTCAAGACATTAAAGGGTTTGATGTAGGTACTGACCAAAAAGAAATTACAAGAACTTATTTGGAGTATACTAAATTTGGTACTCCAGAAGAAATTGAAGAACAACTATCAGAGTGGGAAGACATGGATTTACTTGATAAGAAAGCAGAACAGTTTAAACCAAAGTTAGAAAAGCTTCAAGAAAAAGTAGTACAGGAAAAGTTAGCAGAGCAAGAAGAAGTTAAAAAGTATCAGAAGCAATTAATTAAAAATTATTTTGATGGTGTTACTGAAGCTCTTCAAGACAAAAACTTAAATGGTATTACAATTAATAAAGATGAGCAGGCTTCTATATATGAAGATTTAACTGCTAATAATTATGTGTCGAGTAGAACCGGCCAACCAATTAACTACCTAGGAAAATTCCTAGAACATATTACTTGGGATGAGCCAAACTACAAAATGCTAGCTGAGTTAACTCTATTTGCTAAGAACCCAGAAAAGTACAGAGAAAAAATTAGAGCCTCTGTAAAAGCAAGTGAAGCTGAAAACACAGTTAGAAAATTAAAAACTGCACAGGGTGGATTAAAACCATCTACAACTCCAGTTGAAGAAGAACCTAACAAATTTACAATTCCAAAGAAATCTATAACAAGAAACTCAATTTTAAGAAAATAAAATAAATAACAATGGCAACACCAGTATTAAACAATGGTATATTCCTTAGAGATACCAAGTACGACCCGATGGGTACCCACTTTGACCGTGCCCACTTATCAACTTTATCACCTACATCTTCTGATGACATGGGTATTATCGACTTATGGGCTCAAACCCAAAAGAAAGAGATGCCTCTTTACACAATGTCTTCATTTGGTGGTAAAAACACTATTTACACAGAGAACCAGAAATACAAATGGAAAGTTCCTGTACAATCTGTAATGCCTTACATCGTTGAGGACATTATTCCTGTAGACGTTGAAAAGCCAGGTGTCGATGGACAAACTTTCCAAATTAAGTTGAACAACAACTATTTTGGTCATAGCTCTATCATCACTTATGACAAATACAACGGTTTAGAAATGTATGTAACTGAAGATCCAATTCTTCGTCATGGTGATGGTTATGTATACACTGTTAAGTTGATGAACAACAAAAACAGTCAGTACATTGACAGATCATTCTTGAAGCCAGGTACACACGTATTCAGAAAAGGTTCTGTAAGAGATGAGCACTCAACAATGTTTGATGACTTCAAATTTGCTGATGGCGGTTACAGAGAATTCTTCAACTGGGTAGGTACCGGTAGAGCTAACTCTCATTACTCAGTATCTGATACTGCAGCTCAAATGGGTATGGCTAATGAAGTAGTTGAGTTGATTAAAATCGACGATTCTATGGATCCTAACGTACAAAAAATTGAAGATCTAGTAGCTTTACGTGGTAAAGACTACATGAAAGGTCTTGCTAAAGATGGTAAATTAAACTACACTTGGTTACGTAAAGTAGACGCTGCACACATGAAGAAAGTCATGATGGACGTAGAAAACTACTTAATGTGGGGTCAAGGTGGTTGGGTTCGTGGTAACATGGGTCCAGATGACACCTACTTACCAGTTGGTTTGTGGAAACAGTTAGACAACGGTTACAAAGTTGTTTACACTCGTGACTCTTTCAACTTCAGTATGTTTGAAAATGAAATTTTCAACTTCTTCAATGGTAAAGTAAACTTTGAAGGTCCAGATTCTGGTCGTAAATTGATCGTTCAAACCGGTAAAGCTGGTATGAAGATGATCCACAATGCGATTCAAAGAGAGGTTGCTGCATCAGGTATGTTGTTAAATGCTACTGATGTAGGATCATTGAGCGGTGAAAGAATGAACCTTGAGTGGGGAATTTCTTACACTAAGATCAAGATTCCTTTCTTGGCTAACCTTGAGTTCGTTTATAACGCTGCATTTGACAACGTTAACCAGAACTCAATTGAAAACCCATTGATCGAAGGTTACAACTTGAGTTCTTACTCATTCATTATCTATGACTTCAACTATGCTCAAGGTTCTGACAACATTAAATTGTTAAAATGGGCTCCAGGTAAAGATGTAGCTACTTCTGATATGAGATGGTTCTTCCAAAACGGTACCTTTGATTACTTCGGTAAAAAATCAGGTTTCGCTTCAACCGGTAACTTCTCTGGTTATAAGGTATTCTTCGAAATGAACTACCCTGCTATCTGGGTACAAGACCCCACCAAGGTTCTGAAGTTCGTTATGAAAAACCCTATCACTGGCGGTTCACTTTAATATTATTCTATATACTCCCTGCAGAACAAAACTGCAGGGAGTTTTAGTCAAACCTTTAGTAGGAGAGTTCAATGGTTCGAATCCATGTTTGACACAAATCAAAAACCAAAAAAGTAATGGCAACAGCAACTAAAAAAGCAAAAGTAGATCTAACCCGTAGAGTATCGGTTAGACAATTTGTAGACTCAGAGATCTTTAACATGGGTCTAGAACAGTATGGACTATCAGTATTCTCAGGTGAGAACGGTAATGGTGGTCACAAAGAATGGTTAGGTTACAAAGAAATGGGTGATGTATCTGTATATTTAACAGGTCTTGATCCAACTGCAAGTTACATAACCAAAATTGAAAACGAAGAAAAAAGAGAAGCCATGATTGCTCAAATTAAAGAAATCAAAGGCATCCTTGAAGAACGTTATGGAAAAGATAATCTTGACCCTAAGAATAAAGCATTCTGGTCAAAGATTTTCATCGATGTAAGAGTTCCTATTCTTGAGTTAGACTTGAAAGAACCAAAGGATTTAATTCTGTATTGTGCAATTAAAGCTATGGGATTTTCAGAAATTGCTCCTTCATATGAGCATGCTAAGAATTCAAATAAGAATTACAAGTTCTATCTTCATGAAGAAGCTGAGGTAATGAATATTAAAGTAGAAGTTACAAGACTTAGAAATAAAGCTAAAGTACTTCTGGAAAATATTTATGAGTCAGATGCTGAACATTTATTCTTATTAGCAAAAACATATCTTGCAGTTGAAAGAGGATATAACAGAAAAACTCCAATTGATACCTTATATGAAGATATCAATAGCATGATTGATGGTGATGCAACAAGAACTAACATCAAAGAAATGCCTAAGTTATTTATTGAATTAGCAAATATGACTAAGGTAGATTTAAGATATAAAGCAATTGTTAAAGAGTGTAGTTACCAAAAAGCTCTTGACAAAGACAAAGATAATAGAATCGTAAACAAACTTACTGGTAATACGCTAGGTAAAACTGAAGACGATGCAATTGAATACTTAAAGAATCCATTGCACCAAGAAGATTTACTTGCTCTTACTGAGAAGGCAGACAAAATTTGGAAGTAATGAATGTACAGTTAGTATGGATAAAAATTAAAGAAAGACTAAACAAGTTGGATAGCAATGACTATGATAATATTCAATGCTGGCAAATTGTAGAGGCTTTCAATAAAGCTCAAAAAGAATGGAGCAGAAGACAACTTCATGGTTATAATACTATGAAAGAGGGTATGGAACAAACTACCCGTAGAGTCACTGACTTACAAGTCCTACTAGCTGATGTTAACCTTACAGGTTCAAATCAATATAACTATTTTGAAAGCGATAACTTTCCAGTTGACTTTTTAGAGTTTAACAGAGTATCTGCAGATGCTACTACAAAAGAGTGTCCAGCAAAGAAACTAATAGTAAGATTTTTAGAGAATGGGAACCTTGACGAATGGTTAAGGGACCCAGCTCTAGATCCTAATTTTGAATGGGGAGAAACTTTTAATACTATCTCTGGTAATAAAGTAAGAATCTACCATGAAAATAAGTTTAACATAATTAACCCGGTATTAAGTTATTACAGACAACCAAGAAATATTTCTTTAGCAGGTTGTCCTGATATTAACGGTAATGATTTAGGAGATATTGATCCTGAATTTAAAGATGATATTGTTGAGTTAATTATCGATGATGCTGCAGCTATATTAGCTGGAGATATTGAGTCTTGGAACCAATCAATGAATAGTAAGAAAAGAGCAGAAGAAAATAACTAATTGGAAATGTATATAGAAATAAATATAGATTTGTTAGAAATTCCCAAAATAGTGAAAAAAATAATTAAAATTTAAAAAATTTACCGTATATTTAATTATAAAACTTTATTTTAAACACAATGATCAAAAAATATTTATCCCAAGGAGTTGTTCTTGACACCAAAGGAAAAGATGGCGTTCACAATTTTGATTTAGAAAACTACGTTGTTAGTGTTCTAAACAAAACCGAAACATGCTGCGTAAGAAATATTGTAGCCACCTCAGTTACTGCAACTTCTGGTTTACTTGCTGTATTTATTCCAAGTGCTGCACAAAACAATATTACTGCAGGCACTGGTGGTGCAATTGCAATTACTAATTACTTAACTACAATTAATACTGATGCAGGTGGCGACGCTTTTACATTAGCAAATGGTAGTACTCCAGGTCAACTTAAGAAAATTCTTTTAGTTGCTGATGGTGGTGGTAACGCAACAATTACACTTACTGGTTACACCTCAATTGTAATGAATGATGCAGCTGACTACGTAATTTTACAATGGACTGGTACCGCATGGATTGCAATTGAAAATTCAGGCGCTACATTATCTTAATAAACACTTTAATTTTTAAAAACAAATATAAACAATGAGTTATTTTTCACACGCCTTCCATAAAGTATTTATCGGAAATGGCACAGTTAAAACAACCGGTACCACTGCAGACTTAACTGCTGGTGACTTAGGTTTTTATGACTACAGTACTTTCAAAGCCTTGACTACAGCTCCGGCTTCAACCTTCAAAAAGATGTTCATCATCGCACAAGGTTCTTATCACACAGTTGATTCATTATCTCCATTCTTTGGTGGTTTAAAAGAATCAGTTAAATCAAGAGGCATTAACCCTGCTTTCATTGAAAAACTGTATTCTTCTGAAGCTGCTGATCCAATTGCAGATGTATGGACAGTAGGTTACAATGGTGTTACTACCGCTTGTGACTGTTTAGCTGGTAAATGTGGTAATGTTTACACCTTGAGAATTGATGTTAAAGGTGATCCTACCTTAAGAACATTTGATAGAAATCTTTACCGTTATATCACTGTAGAAACTCCATGCTGTGGAGAAGGTTGTGATGTATGCGTAGACGAAACAGTTGATCCACTTTGGATTGCAACTAAATTCGTTGAAAAGATCAACACTGACATGCAGTTGAAAAACTTCGTTCAAGCTGAATTGATCTACAGCGTACTTCCTACTTTTGTTGCTGCTGATGTATTAACTTACACTATCACCTTATCTACTTCAGAAGTAATTGGTGATGTTGAAGATGAATACCCAACTGCTACAGTTACAGGAAGCGGTACTTCATATACTTTAGTATTTGCAGGTAACAACTACGCAGATCGTCCACAAAATGGTGACAACGTAACCGGTGCTACAGTTACTGTAACTTCTTCTACTGTACAAATTGCTAGAACCATGTGTGCTACAATTGAAGGTTTAGATGATGTAAGTGCAGATATTGCTACTTTCTACGAAAACGATACTACTATTAGTGGTGTTGCAGTACAAACAACTGGTACTTCAGCTATCACTTATGAGTTAGTTCAATTATCAGCTCCAGTAACCATTACTAATGGTAACTCAATGGGTATTCCAGTATATGCTCCAATCCCTGCCTATGTAGGTGGTGTAACTTGGGGTGTATGTCCATGTGCTGCAGCACCTGCTGCTTACACTGGTTGTATTGGTATCAAATTGACTGCTGCTTATATCGACACTAGATTTGGTAACTGTTCTTTCCGTCCAACTGACTACTACAATGTTCAACCTTTGAAGATCTATGTATCTAAAGTTGACGATGCACAATACTGCACAGATAACCATACTTCTTGGAGTGTTACTCACAACGTTGAGTCAAAACAAGCCAATGGTTTAGGTGAAACTGTATTGAGAGATTACTTAGTAGCTCTTAACTACAAACAAGAATACTTCGAATGGGATCCACGTTTCCGTGAGGTTATGGACCAACAAGTATTCACTGCTGTTGACAGAACTGCACAATATGACGGTTTATACCTGATTCACTCTATTCCAAACTGGGTTAAAGGACAGAACGTTAAAGCATATGATGAAAAATATGTATTAGCATTCTACTTTAAAGTTGACCCTGCAACTGGTATTTCTCCAAAAGCTACTTTCCAAACTGCTCTTGAGAACTACGCAGCATTGAACGGAGTAGATTTAGAAGTACTTTAATCGATAACTATTTAAACACTGCAACGAAGGAGAGGGGGCTAACCTCTCTCCTTTTTTGCTAAATATAAACCCATGGTATTAAGCAAATTAGGACTACAAGTATATGATGACTTCAACTGTAAAGTTATGAGAGTCATGGACATTTCTACATATAACCAATCTTTAGATAAGATTGAATGTGGAAGATTATTAATTACGGTACCAGGTTTTGGTTACCCAATCATGCATGAAGTAGAACCTGGATTTAACAGGTCTTTCAATGCAATTGATCTAACTTTACAAAGTGGGTTTAATTATGCAGATACAGCGGTACTTCCGGATGGTATCTACAAACTAAATTACTCTATAGCACCCAATGATCAAGTGTTTGTAGAGTATAATTATTTAAGACAATGCCAAGCTTACTCTTTATATTATGGTAAAGTTTGTGCCCTTGATTTAAATCCTTGCAATATGTGTGGGGATAGAAAAGAAAAAATTGATCAACTTCAAGAAATTAAATTCATTCTGGAAGCTGCTAAGGCTTATGCAGAAGAATGTAATGCACCAATTAAAGGTTTGGAATTACAAAATTATGCTGTATCTTTACTTAAGAAGATGGACATAGGATGTGATTCTTGTAATACATGTAAATAATGAGTGCTAAATCAGAATTATATAGCAAAGTAAGTTGTTGTTTTGCAAAGCAAGTTTACTACATGTATCAACAAAAAAGATACGGAATAAACTATTGTAATAAAGTAGATAAGGATAAAATTCATTCAACAAATCGTTTAATGAATTTATTTAAATTTAAAACTGCTTTTCAACCAGAATGCTTCTTGGATAACTTTAACACCTATGATTACAAACCAGACGATGTTTGTAACATGGCCACAATAATTGAGAAAATAAATACACTATGAACCCAGTAACAAGTTCTGACCCTAATAAATATACATGCTCTAGTATTATAAGTGCTAGCTGCGTACTTTGGAATTATACTTCACCTACAACTGACTGTATCACTACTTGTGCTGGAGATAGCGTAGTTGATGTATTAAATAAAACAATTACAAAAGTTTGTGAATTAAATACAACTTTAGATCTAACTAACTTAAACTTAGCTAGTTGTATTTCAGTTCCACAGATTAAAAATTTACCAAATATATTAACTTCATTAAGTAATAAGATTTGTGCAATTCAAACTCAAGTAAATAACCTACCTACAGATGGAAGTGGTTCAACTATTTGTGATCCTATTAATGCATTTACCTTACCTACTTGTTACGCAGACTTTGGTAAAACCGGTTATAGTATTCCAAGTGACACAACACTTATTAATGGTTACAATGTTCAGTATGTAGCAGATGCAGTTTGCAGTTTGTATACTTACATGAACGGTAGAATGGATGAACTTTTTGATCAGATTGCTACATGTTGTGGTTCTAGTTCAGGAAGTGGTACTATTCCAACTGTAACCTCAGATTGTTTATTTAGTGGTGCAATTGCAGTAAATTTAGCATATGAATACTTGGATACTGCATTCTGTGCTCAGAAAGCTATCTTAGGTACTAATATAGATCTTACTGCAGCTTTAAATCCTACAGCTCCATGTGTAACATCAATTAACTCTTATTTAGGAACTACCTTAGGTACTGCCACTACTCTTGATGAGTCATTGGTTAATATCTATGATGCACTTTGTAAGATGACAGCTAAAGTATCTGCAATTTCTACTTTACAATCACAATGTTGTGTATTCACTTGTGATAGTATTGATATTGCTATACTTGGAGAAGTTGTAGATCCAGTTGCAAAAACAGTAGATTTAGTATTTACATTTAATGGTGCTACAAGCTTACCTGCTTCCTATGATCCAAAATCAGATACAGGTTCTAAAGTAACGTTCACTGATAAAAATGGTTCTTACATTACTGTAAATATTGATTTATTTGATGATGCTTCATATACAGGAATTGACTTAACCGGATTAGATTTTAGTGGAAACATTACAATGTCTGCTAATCTTAACTATCAAATTAGTTATGGAGTAGATGGTAGTGGAGATCCAATTCCATATAACTGTAACAAATGTCTTTCTGGTACTCTTATTATAGATTCTAATTGTGCAGTATGTTCTATTTCTATATTTGGTGGAACAAATATTAATGTTAAAATCACTTACACTTTTGAAGGAAGTACTCATATCATTACAACTACAACTAATGGATTGCTTTATATTCCTACTGGTTCTGTAATTACTTCTGTAATTGATGAATCAGATGTAGCACCTACTATTACAACTGAGTGCCCAGGTACTTCAATACCAACTCCATCTACACTAACATGTTGGAGATTTGCTATTCCAGGTCACTTATTTTTAAATTCTACAAGTGGAGGTTCAGGAGTTGCTGAGAATGAAACAACTGATTTTAACCTAACTGGGATTATTTCAAATGGGGTAAGATATAATTTAGGTTCTACAATACCTTCTCATTTTGGTGTTAAATCAACAGATAATCCAAATGGATGTGTAAGCTGTGGAGGGGTAGGCTTAAGTAATGCTAATGAAGCACTTACAACTGTAATAGGAGGTTATCTATCAGGAGGGGTAAATTATAATTACAGCACTGTTATGGCATCATACTTAAATACTTTAAATAGTTACATTACAAGTAGTAACCCATATATTAAACAATTTAGTTCTATTTGTACTAATGAGTGTCAGTATTGTTGGAATTATAGATTTGTTCATGTAAAAACATATGGCTCTACAGCCCCATTACTAGAAATAACTAATGTAGAGGGTGGTATTACAACTGTAGCTCAAATTGTTGCAGAACAAATTACTACTAGTGTGGATTGCAGATGCGAAGGAGAATAATAATTAAAATAAAATAAAATAAAATGAGCTCATATATAAACACAAATTGCACCCCATGTACTACTAGTCAAACAGTAATTACTCCATGCGATGGTTGCGCAATGATTTTATCTGATACTTGTGTAGTTCGCAAGACAGATGCAATTGCATGCTTAGGTATTGCAGTTGATGATACTTTACATACTATGATTGACAAGATTGCTACAAAAATCTGTTCAATTGATGGCAATAACTTTGATACTACTTGTTTAAGTGTAACTGGTGTTGTTAACGATACAGCAGCAAATGCAATCAATCTATTAATTACCGCAGTATGTGATGCAGTAGTAACATTTCCAACCTTTAACACTTCTTGTTTATCAGGTGGTGGAGTAGGTGATTCATTAGCAGATACTATCAATAGATTAATTTCTGCAGCATGTGCTACACCTGAGGAACTTACTTTTAGTTTAAATTGGACTTGTCTGACTTCTCCGGCTACAACTGGTCTAGAAGATATCCTTCAGAATCTAGTAAATAACATTAAGGCAAATCAATTAAGCTTTGGTTCTGGATTTACAGTAACTCCGTTATCAAGTGGTTGTGGTTCTATTGTTACTTATGCCGGCCCAGGTTCTCCAGGAATTACTTTAACTTCTACTAATGGTACTATTACAACTGGTTTACCAGCATCAAGTATTATTGTAAGTGGTAGTGGTACTTCTTATAATGTCCAACCATCTTTTGCTAATGCAACAAGAGTAGTATTAACACCTTCAACAGCAGGAATTACTAATCCAGGAACATCTACTACTGTAGGTTCTTATAGAGTTAGGTGGGATAACCACGTAGACTTTGATGGGTATTTAGCTTTTGGTTCTACAATTGTAAATGCTGCTGCATGGACTATTTCAACAGGAACATTTGATTTATTTAATTTGGGATCAGGAACTACTCCGGATAGAGTAAAAATATTCCCTGCTCAATTTGAAATTGATGTACCTACTTTACCAAATCCAGGTGATACACTTCCAGAAGATTTTTGCACTTTATTTAATGCAAAAATTATAGTATGGAATTTGGCCGGAGGTAATAAAGTAGAATTAGTAGTAAATGATTGTAAAGATATGGTAGTAATGCTTGAAGGTTTTGAAGCTGCATATCCTACTGTAGATTTAACAGCTAAAGTTTGGCTTTCACAAGTTCAGTATTACACTGTATAAAATATACTGCATAAGTTTTTTGGTTTCTTATGTAGAACGGGATGCCCTCTTCGGAGGGTATCTTTTTTTGGAAAAACCATAAAAATGTATAACTTTGTATAACTTTATGAGTAATAACGTAAATAAATTACTGGATCTTTTCAAAAGAAAAGAATCAGTATTCAAACTATCTAACAAAAGAATTGCCGAAAGGAATCATGTTTCGTTAGAAGATGTATTTGAAGCTAAAGCAATGTTTAAGCTACAAAGACATAAGGCACTAATTGACCACTGTGAAGAAAAGGGTTTAGATGTAAATTCAGTAAGTTCTTACTGGCATAAGTCTCAACACTTCAGTATTAATCTAAAAATGCAAAAAGATTCTCTTGAGGATCTTCAAGCTAAATTTTTAGAGGAAATGAGTAAGTATTCTCCTGTGTATCCTACTTTAAAAAGAAACAAATCAAAAGATGCGCATCTATTAGTAATTGATCCTGCAGATATACATGTAGGTAAATTATGTAAAGCATTTGAATCCGGAGAGGATTATAATTCTCAAGTAGCAGTTCAAAGGGTTAAAGAAGGCATTCAGGGATTACTTGATAAATCAGCTGGCTATAACATTGATAAGATATTATTAATTATTGGTAATGATATCCTACACATTGATAACCCAAACAGAACAACTACTTCTGGCACTCCTCAGGATACTGATGGCATGTGGTATGAGAATTTCCTAATTGCTCAAAAACTATATGTAGATGTAATTGAAATGCTATTACCCCTAGCAGATGTACATGTCCAATATGATCCTTCTAATCATGACTATACAAACGGATTCTTCCTGGCCAATACTTTAAAAACTTGGTTTAGAGAGAATAAGAATGTGACCTTCAATACTGATATAGCACATAGAAAGTATTTTGTATATCATGAAAACATAATTGGAACTACCCATGGGGATGGAGCTAAAGAACAAGATCTTCCATTACTAATGGCTCAAGAAGCTGCAAAGGATTGGGGAAATTGTAAACATAGATACTTCTATACTCATCACATCCACCATAAGAAATCAAAAGACTATGGTTCTGTATGCGTAGAGTCTTTAAGAAGTCCATCTGGTACAGATAGCTGGCACCATAGAAAAGGTTTTACCCACGCCCCTAAAGCAGTAGAAGCATTTATTCATCATCCTAATCATGGTCAAATTGCTAGGTTTACCCATGTATTTTAAGAATAATAATAATAAATATGTTAAATTTTTTGAGTATATTTAATTAAGTATGTGGGAGAATAATTTAAAGGCCCCTAGATTCAGATCTGATGAAGGAAGAGTTTACTTAGACAACAAAGAAATGGCTAAGGAATTCTTAAAAGAAAATCCAGAATTAGGATTTACATCAGAGAGACAAGTGCTTGATACTCTGAAGGATATACACATGACTATCCGGAATATTGCACAAGAGGAAAGAGATGGATTTGAAATCCCTCACTTTGGAGTTCTCAGACATTCTGCAGTTAGTAATCCTAAAATGAAAAAGGATACAGCTAGAGGTATTTCAAAAGAACAATACATTGATTACCAAACTAGTTTTAAACTTAAGAAAATGGTTAGGTTTACTAATTTTGATACTGATGGTAAAATATTAAAAATTAGGTTAGAATACGGACTTATAAAATATGCAATGAACTTTAGAAGCAATTGGTGCTTCAATCCTTGCAGAGATTATAAAAGAGCTGCATCCAAAGCCTTTAAAAAGAACTATAACAAACTAACACAAAAGTAATGGCTCATATATCTATTAGAGAACATATTTCAAGAATAAAAGCAACTCTAAAGTTAAATAACGCTGATGCAAGATTAACTGATAGACATATCTACGCTTTAATGAAGAAGCACTCTAGCTTCCTATTAAAGAGAGATTCTAGTTGGTTAAAAGTATCTAGCTCTATTTACCAAACAATGGCTAAGATGGATCTAATAGAAGTGGATACAGTAGAGGCATGTAATATCGATACTGATTGTAACATTAAAAGATCCAGGTATAAATTACAAAATATAATTGAAAACCAAGATGGCCCTATCATTAGAAGGGTAGCATCTTTAGATGGTTCTACAATTGTTACTCCTACAGAATCTTCAGCTTACTTCAGGAAAATTAAAAAGGCAACAGCTAAGTATGATAAATCAGTTTACTACTGGTACATGAATGGCTATCTTTACTTTCCAAATTTAGAATGGGATGCTGTAAGAATTGAAGCATACTTTGAAAACAAAGTAGAAAACGATTGCTGTGAAGAAAAACCATATTGTGGTTATAAGCAAGATGAAATGTTTATTTTACCAGACTTCTTAATATCAGGAATGGATCAATTAATTGTCCAAGACTTATCAGTATACTTAAAGATTCCTCAGGATCAATTGATTAACAAATCAGAAAACGATAAAAAATAATGGCAGAACAACGTTACAATATAAATTATAAAACCTTTGAGACATTCATGTATGATGTTGCAGATGATCTATCTGCATATGATGATCAAGGTTACCTTAATAATGACAAGTATATCAAACTTGTTCAGAAAGTAAATGCTGACTTGTCTGTAAGAATTAATCCTACAAAAGAAACTGCTATTCACGTATCAAATTACAAGGCTCAGTTACCGGATGATTTTAAATTACTTAATGATGCTTACATTTGTTATGACTACAAAATTAATAGAGATAATGTAGGTATTCAAATTGAGTATGAAAATGTACCGGTTACTAACATGAATGGTTGCTCTAACTCAATTGGTTGTACATGTAGTAATTGTGTAGATACTTTAAACACTTGTACACCTTCAATAAATACTTGTTTAAATGCCGTATGCCAAGATAAAGACAATTACCAGTGTACACCATACCAAGTATGGAGAAAGTCAACTAAGGATGTTGTAAATATCTATGGAGTATTAAGATTAAGTCTTTCTACAAGAAATTATGCAGCTGAAGGTTGTTACCAAAAAAATCCATGGGATAAAGCAGTTGATGAAATGTCAATTACCAAAGAAGGCGGTTGTTACTTTATGAATACTTCTTTTAAAGAAGGAGTAGTTTATATTAACTACGTATCCCACATGGTAGATGACGATAATAATATTTTACTATTGGATCACCCATTGACAAACGAGTACTACGAATATGAAGTTAAGGCTCGTATTTATGAAGATCTTTGGTTAAATGGAATTGAAGAAGTAGCTACAAAACTTAAATATGTAAAAGAAGAACTTCGTAAAGCTAAAATTATTGCAAAGAATTTTGTTAATACCTTTGACTTTGCTGAACTTAAACAAGTACACTTTGCTAATAGACACAGAATGGCTCGTAAGTACTTTGATAGAATAATGTAATGGATAGTTTAGATAACAGTGTAATAACGACCCTTAATGCCGGCATGATAAAAGATGTCGACCCTCAATTATTAAAAGAGGGCCAATATACTCATGCAATTAATTCTCAATTAAACTCACACCTTGGTAACTTTTCTTTTATTCAAAATGAACCAGGTAATAGATTATGTCTTACTTTACCAAATAACCTACAGTTCTTAAATGCTATTGCACTTCAAAACTCAAGGTTTGCTATTCTGTCAACCAACTCAACTACTTCAGAAATAGGTATTTATGATAGTAGAACATGTACATATACTACAGTAGTTAATGATCCATGTTTAAACTTTCAAAAGACAAATATTCCAAAGGGTATATCAAAAGAAAATTATGATTGCTCAGAGACTATTTATTTTGCCGACGATTTAAATCCAAATAGATTTTTAAATTTAGGCAACGTACCTTACAAGTATACTTTTGCAGATGATGCATGTAAAACAAAGATTTATACTACAGAGTTAGATTGTGATCAAATGTTAATTGATCAATTAATTAATGTCCCATGCGTTACAATATCTAAATCACAAGCCGGTGGTACATTAGTAAATGGTTCATACCAAGTATGTATGGCTTATTCTATTAATGGTCAAATTGTTACAAACTATTATAGTACTACAAATCCACAGCCTATATTTACTCATGAGAATCTTGGACAAGCAATTGATGTAGAATTAACCAATCTTGATCCTGACTTTTCTGAGTATCAATTATTCTTAATTGCAACTGTAGCTCAACAAACAACTGTTTACAAAGTTGGAACATATAATATTAACACTACTGCTGTTACTATATCAAGTATAACAGAGAATACAAACGTTCCCCTATCTGATTTATTTTTACAAAAAGTAGTTTATACTACCTCAAGAGACATTATTTCTGTAGACAACAGAGCAATGTGGATTGGTGCTAAGACAAAAGTAGAATTAGATTATCAATTACTTGCAAATCAAGTAACTGCTAAATGGGTTGCATATGCTGTACCGGTAGACTATTATAAGAACGGAGGTTCTATAGTTGGTTACATGAGAGATGAAACCTATGCTTTTGGTCTTCAGTGGTTATATAACACAGGTGATTATTCACAAGTATATCCTTTGATAGGTAGAGCTGCTGTTCCAAGTGATAGAACTAAAATAACAAATAAAGATGCATATGAATTTTTTGCAAAAAACTGTGAACCTGTTAAAGCCGTTGAAAGATGGCAAGCTTACAATACTGCTACAGGAGCCATTCCAGCCATACCTGCTTCAGATTGTAAGGAGTTTGTTGTTGCTACCGGCAACATGGCCTATGTAGAATCTACAGAAACCTATCCAAATAATACAGCACTCTATGGTGATTTAGCATGTACACCAATTAGACACTTTAAATTTCCAGATGAATGTATCGTACCAAGAAAAGTAAATGGTAATGATACTCAGATGATTATACTGGGTATTCAGTTTGAAAATATCAAACACCCGGTAGATAGTAATGGAAATCCCCTTACCAATATAGTTGGTTATAGAATTGTAAGAAGTGACAGATCAAATAACAAAACAATCCTTGGAAAAGGATTAATGTTCAATGCTGGAAAATACGATTTACCTGTATCAGATAAAACTACTATACCAGCTATTTATCCTAACTATCCATTCAATGATTTAAGAACAGATAGTTTTCTTTCTAAGACTCCGGTAAAAGGAGGAACAAAAGAAAAAGGATACACTCCAATGGGAGAGTATCTTAATGACTACTTCACTTTCCATTCTCCTTCATTCTCATTTGCTAAACCATCTTTTGGAACTGAGTTAGTAATTGAAGCAGAAAACTATGGCCAAACTCATAGTCAATTTACAGATGTATATGGTCATCCTAAACATCAAATGCTTACTGATGTAGCTTTTATAGTTGCAGCATTACTTGGTATTGCAGAGGGACTATATGCTACAAAAGATAAAGAATGTGAAAGTATTGTACTTAAAATGATTAATAACGGTGTAACAGGTACACCCGGAACTAGTGCTGGTAGTCCTGCAATGGGGGCAATTATCACTGGTTTAAATAATACTAAAACAACTTTAGATGCTACAAGAACTGCTGGTAATTCAGAGGTAGTTAATAATGCAATTAAATCAGCAGAAAAATCTGCAATTGCAAGTGCTGTAGGTGCATTAATTACTCCAGGTTTAGGAGGAGAGGTAACATACACAAGTGAAAAATGTGATTCATTACTTTCATCACTTCCGGAAATTTTAAAAATTGCAAATAGTGTTTATCTATTTTCATTTTATTTTCAACAAGGATTTCAAACTGCACTTAATGCAATTAGAAATTTTGGACAATTTCAACAATATGCTCTACAAGTAAACTCACATTGTTACTACAACAATCATGCATGTGCAGTAGAAGGTAATAAAAGAAGATATATTGACAATGCAAATTACTTATATCCGGCAATGCAAGACTTTGAAGGATATAGAGTAAATAACTTTAGAAGAGAAAGTAGTGTATTATTTAAATTGAATGACACTATTAATCCTCCAAGTAATAAAGATACTTCTAGACAAACTTTAAAAGAATCACAGGCTTGTGATACATTTGAATTTAATGCACAAGCAAGTTCTTACTATGGTTCTATAAGACAAAAATTACCTGCACAATATGGTCAAGTAAACTCTATAACTTGGTTAGACACAGGAGCTTGTCATGTAATTGGGACTATTCAAAAATCATATTCAAGTGGACCTGTCTTTGGTGGAGATACATATCTTAATAGATTTTCTGTTAAGAGACATATGCATTACTTTAACCAAAGTGAGTTTATGGAAAATGATGGTCATGAATTTAATTATACAAATTATTATAATTTACCATATGCAAGGTATTGGATGAATACAGAAGCATTTGATATTTCATCATTAATATCTTTGGATCCTAAACTTCCAAATGATTTACATAATTTTAGTAGATGTCATAAGAAGGGTAGAACATCTCAATTAAACTCTCCATTTATTATAAACAATGAGTATTTTTACTTATCAAATAATTCAGTAATTGATTTCTTTGTAGAGAGTGAAATAAATATTGACTATAGAGATTGGGAAGAACAACCATACTTAAGACACTATGACAGAGATATTTACAATGATTTAAATACATTATTCAGATCTGATTATCTTGAATATGACAATAGATATCTCTATGATAAATCTTTATCAAAGCAATTAACAGAAAACTATTGCATGACTCAGGATATTTATTTTGATAAATCTTTATCACAAACTTGTTTCTCAAATTATCCTAATAGAGTATATTGGTCATTACCATATTATAAAGAGCAAATTAAAGATAGTTGGGGATTTTATTTACCTGGAAACTATTTTGATTTTCCAGGTGTAGCCGGTAAATTAACAGGTGCCAAAGCACTTAACAGAACTAATATATTCTTCTTATTTGAAGAGTCTGCTCCTTATTTACATCTTGCTCAGGATACGTTAGAATTAGACTCTGGCCTTAAAGTAACAATTGGAGATGGTGGGTTATTTGCAAATCCTCCGGCTCCTATAATGAATACAGATGTTAAATATGGTAACTGTGAATCCAGATTTGCATTAACCAATACCCAACATGGATTATTCTATGCATCTATTAGACAAGGTAGAATATTTAATGTACAAGCCGGTGGAGGATTAAAAGAAATTTCTCTTGGAGGTATGTCATTCTGGTTTAAGAAAAACATGCCTTATAAATTACTTAAGGACTTCCCTAACTACCCATATACCGATAATACTATTATTGGTGTAGGATATCAATCGGCATATGACAATACTGATGAAATCTATTATCTAACAAAGAAAGATTATAAATTAAGATCTGACTTAGAAGGAACAGCTATCTATGATGTAGCTACCAATAGATTTAGATATACAGTAAGAGGAGTAACTTATACAATTAAACTTAGCGATCCAGATTATTTTGATGATGCATCATGGACAATATCTTACTCACCTAAAACAGAGACTTGGATTTCATTTCATGACTGGCACCCAAATTCTTTACTCCAGGAAGAAACTAAATTCTGCAGTATCATAACTCCTACAACCGGATCATCAAGTTTATGGAGACATAATGATAGATGCGATGCATACTCTAATTTTTACAATACTCAATATCCATGGGAAGTAGAATACGTAGTAAATAACGGAATGAAAACTTCTTCTTTACAAAGTATAGAGTACTCATTGGAGTGTTACAAATATTACAATGACTGTGATGATAACCATCACCTACTTGATTATAACTTTAATGAAGCTATTATTTCTAATACCGAACAAGTATCTGGTTTATTAAAATTAAACCTCCAGGCAAAAAATCAAATGTCTGCAGTGCTTGCTTTTCCAAAAATAAATACTAACTTTATAGATATAGAATATAGTAAAGTAGAACAGAAGTATAGATTCAATCAATTCTGGGATATTACCAGAGACAGAGGAGAATTCACCGGCAATACAATACAGACATTTATTACAGATGCTGATGGATATCACTCAGTAATTAATCCTACTTATGTAGATTACAACAAGGCTCCTTTCCAAAGAAAGAAATTCAGACATAACTGGCAAAAAGTTATGCTAAGAAGAACTCACACTGCGGATGAAGTACAGCCTAAAATGATTCTTAAATTTAATAATAATAAACAAATAATATCACCACGATGAAAACTTTAAAAAGGATTCTAAAAAATTCATCTACAGTAATCACACCTAAGATTGTAGATTTACTGAATTACAGAATTGAACAAGAGGAATATTCTTCTCGTATGTACTTAGCAATGTCTATGTATCTTAATGATAAAGGTTACATGGGTGCTGCAAAACTTTGGAAAAAATACTCCGATGAAGAAATGACTCATGCACATTTAGCATATGAGTTTCTTTTAGATATGGGTATTCAACCTAAGGTACCGGCACTTAAAGCACCACCACAAGATTTTGAAGGACTTGTAGATATTGTATACCAATCTTATGATCATGAGATTGAAGTATACAACCAATGTTCTGAATTAGCAAAAGTAGCTATGTCAGAAGGAAACATGATGCTATATCCTTTAGCTCTGAGATTAACCGGAGAGCAACAAGAAGAACTTGGTAAATTACAAAACTGGATTGACAAAATTGAAACCTTCGGACAAGAGCCTATGCTATTAAGAGAACTTGACGAAGAAATGGGTGAAGCATAATGAAAAAATTAAAAAGAGAGATCCCAAAAAACTACTCTTTTTTGGATCTAGTAGCTCCTAGCTATAATCGTGTAAAAATAACTCCTAAATTTGTAGAGGGAGGAGGTACGCCTATTAAAATGACAGAGCCTACTATGTTTATGCCTCCTCAATCTTTAAACTCAGGTCAGCCAGCATTATTAAATAGTACCAATGAATTTGATTGGAATAAACAACGTTTAATAGATCCAGGCAATGCTTTATGGAATGAACATAAAAAGTTATATCCAAATCATAAAGATGGATCAAAATATCATGAGTATTTTTTATGTAATTTAAATCCAGATATGTGTGGAGGACCAAATCCACAATTTAGAAATATTAGAAATTCACAAAACCCTGAAATCCAACAACTTGTAAATGAGTTAGATCCTTTATTTGATAAACCTGATAAAAATTATAGCTATACTTTAGAACAAGCTTTAAGTAGTAGAGCTAGACAATACTATAACAAAGAAGTAGGTTTAGATGCTGATGAAGTTTTAAATAAATTAAATAAAACAAATTTAACAAGTGATCAACAACAAAAACTACAAAGACTGTATGATTTGTCCCTTAAAGATTCAGGAAATGAAATTGTATATAATCCAAAAGAAACCAATCCTTATGCTCAATATACTGTAAACTGGAAATCACCATCTCAATGGAATTACCAAAACAAAGCTGCTAAATTCTATAATGACCAAGAAGCATTTGCAACAGGAATGGACGCTTGGAATAATAGGAATTTAAATACTGATACTGTGCCAAATATTCAAGCACCAGTTGTCAATACACCAACTCCGATTACACCAAAGGTAAATCCAATTAATTTACCTCAAATGCAGTTTCCAAATATGCAATCTAGTAACTTAGAACCTATAGACGATACTAGAAATACATCTTTAAGAGATTTCAATCCATTTGGAACTCCACAAATTACACCACAAGTACCAAATACTATTGCTACTAATAAAACTACATATCCTATATCTTTACCTAATTCTCCATTAAATCCAAATTATAAACCACCTGTAAACTCCGGATTTAGTATGACAAATCCATATGATTCTAGTAAAACATATGCAGGAGATTGGTTAAATAGATTTAAAGAAACAGAGCGTAATAATAATCCAGAACTATCTCAGGATGAAATAGATAGAATTACTGCGGAAGATAATGCTTTAAATAATATTATAGATAGTAACTATGGATTTAATTCTTCTAGTATGCCAAGGGTTAATGAAAATATATCTAATAACCAACTTGCAAATCTTCCTAATCAAAATCAATGGTCAAATTTACAAGAACCATTACCAGTTCAAAGACCTTCTGAATATGCAGATCCACAGCAAGCAATTATAGGAAGTATTAAAACTGATTTTAAACCAGCAGATCCTGCAAGTGCAACTTTAGAAAAAACTAAAGACAAAACAGATTCTACAAAAGGATTCAATTATAAAAGGGCTGCTAGAGTTGGAGCATTTAATGCAGGGTTAAATCTTGCAGGAAACATGTATAACATGTCTAGAATGAGAAATCAAGAAAACTTTAATAGTTTTATTACTCAACAACCAGAAGCTATTTATCCAAATAAGAGAATGCTCTATGGGGATAAATCTATGTTTGCAGAATATGGTGGAGAATTTATAAAATATGAAGGGGGAGGAAGTTGGACTGATTATCTAAATCCAATGAATTGGGGAGTAGAGGATTATAGTGAATATTCTAAATTTGCTAATGCATATAGAACAGCAAAATCAAATGGTAAGGAAGAATTTCTCTGGAATGGAAAACGTTATAATACTAAATATGCAGGTACTCCAAGACAAGAAATAGGAATGTATGGGGCAAATGGAAAAAAAGTAAGTCCTAAACAAATGAATAATCCATATTTAGTTAACTATTACACTCCAAAATTAGGATATTATTTACCAGGACATATAGAGGCAGCAAATAGAGAAGGGTATGCGGTTAATAATTCATCTAATGGAAATTCTTCATTTGGAATAGATCCTGCATATGAACCACATAAAGGTAAAAGTTCTTATTTTGTGTATGGGGCTGACTCTGCAAAATTTAGAAACACAGTTAGTAACTTACCAATGGGAGATTATCAATATCTTTTTGATGAAGAGGAATTAAAAGCTAATAAATTTAATACAGGAAAATCAACATGGAATTTATTAACAAATAACTGCGCTGATGGTGTATGTGATGCTTTTGGAATACCTAAATCAGGTAAAGTAACACATCCAGTTTCTACTCTAAGTAAAATATCTAATAAGTATCCTACTTTAAATATAACAGGAAGAGATATGGAAACATATGAAAATAAAATAAAAGAATATATAAAAGCAGATAAAAATAATATTTTAAAACAAAGTGAATACTTTTTAGGTATTGTTAACTCTCCAGAATTTGTAAATGGTAACTCTTCTTATAGAAAGAAAGTTATAAGCGCTATTCAAGATTCTTTACATAAGTCAGGTTATAGTTTACCTAATTCACAAAAATCAAATGGTACATTTGATGGAATTATGGGACCAGAAACACAGACTGCGTTACAGAAATATAATCAACAAAGTTCAAAGAAAAAAGAAAATGGAGGAGAATACCAGGATGAAGATCTTATAGATATATCACATTTAATTCAATTCAAAAAAGGTGGTATTTATATTAAGCCGGAAAACAAAGGTAAGTTTACCGCATGGGCCCAATCTCACGGAATGTCCGTACAAGAAGCAGCTTCTCATGTAATGGCAAATAAAGAAAAGTATTCTTCTACCACGGTTAAACGTGCAAACTTTGCAAAAAATGCATCTAAATGGAAACATGAAGATGGTGGACAATATTCTTATGGTGGTCATTATATTCCAATGGATGTTCCATATCTTGCAGGTAAGTTTGTTCCTAACCCAATTGATTTACAAGAATTTAAAAAGGGTGGAATGATTAAGCGTGCAGATGGTTCATATTCTAAAAGAGGATTATGGGATAATATCAGAGCTAACAAAGGTTCCGGTAAAAAGCCAACCAAAGAAATGCTTAAGCAAGAAAGAAAAATTAAAAAAGGTTACAAAGCAGGAGGTGAATACATGGAAGGTAATGAGTATGAAATCTCTGGAGTAGAATTAGAAAGATTAAGATCTTTAGGATACGATGTAGAAATAATATGAAAAAACTTAAGAAACCCAATATTAGAATAGTAGATCACAAGGATGGTGGAATGTCATTCTTTGCAGAAGGTGGAGAAACAGAAAATCCTCCTAAATTATATCCTAACCCTAGTTTAACATGGGCAAAAGATGTACAAGAATTTGTAAAATCCCAGGATGCTAGAAAAAAAGCTGAAGAAATTGCAAAAGCAGAAGCTGCTAAAACTGCTAATTCTACAGAAAGATTTAAACAAAAACCAATTCTAAAAACAGGTAAAACAACAGCATCGGATAATGCAAGAGTAGTGGATCAACAAATAGTAAATCCATATACCCCAGAAGAATTTGATTATTTTAAAGAAAATAATATCCCAAAAGAATTATATCCATATTATAAAAAACAACTTGATACTTGGAAACAAGGAGATATACAAGAAGCAGCTAATATAGTCCAAAGAAGAAAAGATGTTGCCGAACAAGCAAAAAAAGATATTGCTAAAGGGCTATATACACAAGCAGTAGCAGAAGATTTATCCAATGCATACAGAGCATTTCCAGATGATGCAAATAGTTTTTTTGATAATTATATAAATCCTTTTCAACGTGTTTTTAATCCACTTGGAAATATATCTGGACATTTTGCAAGTAATGCAGGACCAATTAATCCATTAGGTTTAGCAATGGATGTTATACCTGCAGCATTGGATATAGCAGGATTAAAAGGAACACAAAGTTTATTTAAACCACTTGCAAAAGGTATAAAAAATACTACAACAGGATTTGGAAAAAATGCAGTTAGGTTTAGAAACAACTTACTATCTAATATGGATAGAAGACTTACAAATTTTGATAGTGATATTAGTGATGCTGTTTCAAGATATAATAGAAATAGAGTTACTACTATAAATCAACCTAATTTAGAACAAATAAGAAGTGCATTTCACAATAGAGAAAGAATTTTAAGACCAGAGGAAATAGAACTTATAAACCGTAATGGAGTTGGAATAAGGAGTAATTATGTTTCTACGGATAATATTCAATATAATCCGGAAGTTTTTAGAACTAGAGAAAACATTCATACAAATAATCTAAATCAATTAAATTTAGATTCTATTAGTAGACCATTTAATATTTCAGATGTTATAGATAATGTAAAACCAAAAGTTAGAAATAGATCAGGATTAACAAAAGATGAAGTATTGGAAAAAGCAAATCCTACCAATAAAGATAATATATCCAAAATGTCTGAATCACAGTTTGAAAAAACTGTATTAAAACCAAATGGAGAATTAGAAGAATATCAAAATATTATTGAAAATCCATTTGTTGGGAAAAATAGTATTTATCCTTTAAACAATGATGATTACGTAGAATTATTTAATTCTAAATTAGATACACTTAATGATATTATAGCTCGTAATAATACATCTGGAATTGAATATAGAGTTTCAAAATTACAACCTCATGGTGTATTACAATTTGAAACTCCTGCACAAACAATAAAACAAAACATTCCTAATATTAAATATCAAGAATTACAAAATTTAAATAAAACAAATAAAAACTTATTAGAAGATTTAAATTACTTAAAAAATAATCCAGATCCTAATGATCCTTGGTATTCAAAAGCACTTGATTCTCTAAATAAAAGAATAGAAAAAAATAATAAACTTGTAGAAGAACTTAAAAATGAGCCGGAATATTTATTACAAGATGTAAATATTCCTGCTGGAAAAAAAGCATGGGGAGTAAATATAAATCCAGGAGAATGGGAAGGAAATGTAGAAGATATTACAAACAAAAGCTACTTAAGAAGAATTCCTGGATTAGAAATGAATAATGCTTCTGCTGGGATATTTCCAGATGGTGTAGTAAGAAGAGGAACAAAAGCATATGATTCTATAAATGAATACCTTAAATTATTTAATTTGGGTAGAGTTAAACCAGGTTTTAATTCTCAGACAGAATATTCTAAAGGATTATGGGAAAATGCTATAAAATCAGGAAAAGCAGTAGGATACTTTAATGATCCTAGCACAGTATATGGTTCAATGAAAACAATAGCACCAATTATTGGAGGAGGTCTAATGTACAATTATTTAAATCCAAGTAATACTCCACAAGAAGAATTAGGAGGAGGAATACAACTTTCAAATAGAATGTATGAGGAAGGCGGAGAGTATGAACTATCCCAAGAAGAAATAGATAGACTTAAGTCACAAGGGTATGACTTAGAGTTATTATAAAGAATGCTTGGAATACTGAGGTATTTTCCGTATCTTTAATTATAATTATTTACCCATAAAAATAAATAATAAAAATTATTAAAATGAATAAAGTAAAGGTGAAAATAAAGAAACTCCCTATTAGTAATCAGGGTTCACCAAATTTCAATGAAATGGCTTACCAATATACTAGTAGTAATCCTCTGTCTTTCAAAGACTTAAAGGATTCTACAAGAATGATTGGAGAGGATCAATATGAAATAGGAACTAATTATCCTACAGAAAAAGATCCAAAGAAAGCAAATATAGAAGCAGAAAAAGGAGAATTAATTCTCACCAAAGACTTTGAACTATATAAAATCAATGGTAAGTCCCATGCAAAAGGAGGTGCTCCATTGTCTGTAAACGAAGGAGACTTTATCTTTTCTAAAAAATTAGAAGGATCCGGTAAGGATTTTAATAAAATATTTGGTAATTTTGACGAGAAAAAAAAGTACTCATATGCAGATGTGGCATCACGATTCCTAAAAATGAATGACCACAAAGTTCTTTCTACAGATTCCAATCCTATTGATAGAAAAACTGGAGTTAGAATGTATGAGGATTACAAAGATAAATTAGGCATGTTAGCATTCTTACAAGAAGTATCAAAAGGTTTACCAAATGGAATTCCGGCAATTGCTGCTCCTATGATTGAGAGATTAACTCAAGCTCCTATGGGCATGCAACCACAAATGCCACAAGGACCAGTAGAAGGAATGCAACTTCCAATGATGGAAGGACAAGAACCTCCTATACAAGAAATGCCTACTGCAGGTCAACAAATGATGAAAAGAGGCGGGCCAATTCTTAAAAAGTATGTAGATGGTGGTGGAGAACAAAAATTAACATCTCAAGAATGGGATAGTAAATATTACAAACCTCTTATTCAGTATTTACAAAAAACTTATCCTAATCAACAATTTAATATTGGTAACCACGGTGACTATCAAAGATTAGTAACTAATACTCCTGAGACATATAATGTATTAAAGGACTATTACACAACTGATAAAATGAAAATTACCAATAAGGGTAGAAAAGCTTTAAAGGCGGCCGGTGTAAAAGATGCAGATAAAATTGAGTACTATTCTCAATTACCAGATACTTATAAAACAGATGATTTTATTAAAGATCAATTTGTAGACGAGTTAGCTGGTTATAGAGGTGCAAACTTTATTCCAGAAGAAATTGTAAAGGCCGAGGAACCAATGGTCTATAAACAACCAGAACAAGGTCCAGAATATAACGAATTAGAAAATCCTGACACAGGAGGAAAACCCGTAGTATCTAATTACAGAAACTTAGGATACAACACAAATGAAAATCTTGCAATGATGAATGCATTACAAGCTATGACTTCTATTCCTTATTATGCCCCTACAAGAATGCAAAACTATGGTTTACAAGAAGGCATGGGCCTTGCATCTAACATTATGCCTTATAACTATCAATCATTAATTAATGAAGCCAATAGATCCGGTATGAGAGGATTTCAAGCAAACAATGCATTTGCTGGTAACCCAAATATTGCAGCAGCTCGTAATGCTATGATAGCAGGTCAACTAGGAGAACAAACCTCTAAGATTAAAGGAGAAGAATACAATCAAAATGCTAACTTGTATAATACTAACCAAATGCAACTTGCACAAATGGCTGGACTAATTGGTCAAGATAAAGAACAACAAGGTGACTTGTATAACACAAGAGTAGTTCAAGGTAGAGAAAATAAATGGGCAAATCAACAACTTGCTAATAAACAATTTATTCAAGAACTTGTAAATGCAAATAATAATAGAACACTTAGAAATACAGTAGACTATTTAATGCAATCTCGTGATCCAAATTATAGATTTGCAAATGCAGATTTAATGTCTGGATTTAATCAATTTGCAGATCCATTCTCTTATGTAGGGTCTTCAACTCCCGACGCAACAGGTAGAACTTCTCAGTACATAAAAGATTTTAAAGCACTTTCTGGAGCAGGCTTAGGATTGACTCCTGCTGATATAGCAAAAATATTAGGTAATAATTACAAAGACCAAACTCAATAAAAATGGCATCATTCGTACCACCTCAAGTAGATCATAATTTATATACACCAATTCTGCCACAGGATAATGTGATGCAGATATTTAGTTTGTTGGATCAAAAGCAACAATTTTATAATCAAGGTGTTAAAGCAGCTCAGACTAAAATATCTTCAATGCTATCTCTGGAAAAAGATGTTACATCTGAACCAGTAAAAAACATGGTAACTGATTTTAATACTAAAGCAAATGATCTAATTAAACAATATTCAAATCTTGATTTTTCATTACAGGGTAATGTACAGTTAATTGATAATATCTACGATCCATTATTAGATAATGAAGTATTTTTAAATGATTACACTGCTACTAAAAATTATAATACACAAGCTCAGAGAGCACTTAGTTACAAAGATTCAACAGATGAAAAAACCAGAAATCTTTTTAATCAAAAAAATCTTGACATACTAGATATTAAAAGACAAGATTTGGCAGGGGCAAAAACTGAAAAAGATATTAAAGTATATTCTGCTAGACTTGCAAATACTTCATATACACCATATTACGATTACAATGCTGAGTTAATGGGATATATGAAAGATAACAAGGATATGTTTGAAATGGTAAGAGATGAAAGATCCGGGGGAGTTATAATAAGTCATAAAAATGGACCACAAAGATATGAGTCCCTTAAATCTTTTGTGGATACTTATCTATCTGATAAAGCCAGAAATCAAATTGAAATTGAAGAAAGTGTGAATTTTGCAAATTCATTAAGATCTTCAGGATTAACTAAAGAACAATTTTTAAATCAAACTATAACAAATTCCAAAGAGTCTTTAGAACAAGAAACTCTTCAAAAACAAAAAGAAGTTGATCAAGTTTCTGATTTATTAAAGTCTTATCCTAAAACTAATTTAAATACTAAACAACAAGCTGAAGTAAATCAGTTAAATGAAATGCTTCAAAAGAGAACTAGCCTACTTGAAAAAAGTCAATCAGTACTTTCTAACTTTAATAACTTCATGCAAAAAGCTACAAATGGTGAAGTAGAATTATCTAGATATTATGATGTAGCAGAAAATCTGGTAGTGACTGATAGTATAGAAAAGAAAATAAATAATCTGGCTTATGGTTTAGTTGGTCCGGAAAGTATTACTATAGCAAGTGATGTAGCATATTGGGAAGGTGTAAAAGAAAGTAGATTAATGAAAGATCTATTACATACAATTGATAATGATGCTATAAAAAATACTTTAGACGCTAAAAGATTACTTTTAGATGCAGCTAAAGAAGGATTAGTATGGGATCCTAAAACAGAAAGTTATTTACCATCTACATATGGAATTACTCAAAGTTTTTATGGAGCATCAACAGCTGAACAAGGTGTAATAACTCCAACAACAACAGACTCTTATAACTCTTCTTTAGAAGAGATAAATAATACTCAAAGAGATAATACTATAGAATCTACTATGAAAATAGTAGAGGCACAAGCTTTAGCAAAAAACACTCCTTTAAATAATAGTGAGTTATTATTATTAAGAAAAGTAATTACTGAAAATCCTTTAAATACTTCTATTGTAGAGTTGTATAAAAAATATGCTAATGATCAGAGTATAAGATCAGTGTTAACTAAATCAGGAATAGGCCAAACTAAATTCTTAAAAAATAATTTAGGTGGAGTTTTATCGGGATTAGTTACAGATGCTGAAAATTATGTAAAAAATACTAGTAGAGATCAATCTGGTAGTAACGCTGGTAATTATGATTTATTAAACAAAACTTTATCAGATCATTCTATTAAATCTAAAATGATTGATATTGAAAAAACAATTTTAGTAGATGCATTAAAAAAAGATGTCGAAGAATTTGAAAAACAATTTCCGGAATATAAAGGTAATTTAAAAGTTGATGAAAATGGAAAAATAGTTGTACTTGATGAAGATAAAGAAAACGATATAAATCCTATTTTATACTCTCCAACTCCAGCTTATGAATTAGCTAATACAGCTTTAAATTTTTTATTTCCAAAAATACCAAAAAATACAACTCAAAAATTTAACGAATTCTTAAAAACTCAAAAAGGAGCACTCGGTAATGTTGGAAAATATATGCAAAATACAATTGCTTCTGAACAAGGTACATTTGATTGGTTAGCTCAAAATAAACAACTATATCTTAATAATCCGGAAAACTATCAATTAACTGAAGAAGAGTATAATATAAGTAACTATAAAAAAGATGCAGCAGCCTACTGGGACACTGAGTCTACAGAAAGAAATGTATTAAATAGTATTCAAGATCAGTTTTTACAAAGTATTGGCGATGAAAGATTTAAACTTGGAAATAAAAACTTAATGTCTGTAGGTTCAAAAGTTATAGAAAGATCAGGATCTACAACTGTATACCCTACAATATCTTATTTAAGATATATTTTTGGATTAACAGATGCAGAAGGAAAAGCATTAGACATCGAAAGAACTGGAATAGTAGATGATGATAGTTTTGATAAAATGCTGACTGCAGTTTCAAAATATGGTGTTACTATAAAAACCCCGGGAACTAAAAACAAAAATTCTTTAAATATGCAAACGTATTTAAATGCTGGAAATATAATAGATTTGTCAAAATCTAATGCAGGTTCAACTGTAGATTTTAAATTAGCACAATCTTCAAATAAAAATAGTTACGCAGTTGAAGGAAAATTTAAATCAGAAGATGACTTTTTCTTTGATAGATCATATTTTTATACTGCGGATCCAAATACTAACACTATAAAACCTTATTCTTCACAAGCTAATTATTATAAATTTGATTTAGCTCCTGGACAGTTGGATGAAAGTATTATTCCACCACTTAACGAAGGAATTGATACTCAGTTATTTTATAATCAAAAAAAGAATAATACAAATACAGTAAGTAATTTTATTAATTACTTAAAACAAAAAAATATATCTACTGATAAAATTAGTGGAGCAATAATTATGGATTATTTAATTTCACTAAAATAAAATGGATTTTTTAGAATTACCAAAAAACAATTCAGGAATTGTAGAGTCAGCTGACAAAAAAGGTTTAGGGCTAAATGATATACTATCAAAACCTTTAACTAAAGAACAAATACTAAATAACCCTTATGCGGTTATACCTCTAAATAAAATAGAAGGGGTTGGTAGATATTTAAATTCAAGTACTTATAATAAATTAGGATTTTCATTTGATCCTGATTTAGATACTAAATATTACAAAGAAACTCCTTGGTATAAGCAAGTAGGTAATGCTACTGGCCAATTTTTTGGACAAGCTGGTGCTGCTTTTGATGCTCAATTCTCAAAATTAGAACAAATAAAGGAAACATTTGGAACTACTGATGGTGACTACTTAAAAGATGCATTTCAAGCTTCTGAGGATTTAAGAGAGAAGTATCCCGTATTTAAATCTTCAAATGAAACTTATGGTATACTAGGTTATATTCCTTTTGTAGGAGATTCATTTTCAAAATGGACAAATTTTATTCCTAATTTAGGTTTTACTGCCGGTACATTAGGAGGTGTATTTTTAGAAAATGCAGTTGCAACTGCAATTATTGAAGCTACAACTGGTGGATTGGGTACACCATTAGCTACAAGTAAATGGGTAAAAGACTTATATAGTGGAATTAAATCTATTAAAAGTTTTAATGACATTAAAAAAATGGCGACTTTCGCTAAGGTTGGAGAAGGAATATATGAAGCTGAAAAAGTATTAGGAAGTGCAGGTAATATTGTTAGGGGAGTAGAAGCAATTAAAGCAGGTAAATCTCTTAAAGGATCCTTACACTCTATATATGGAAGTTATCAATTATATTCATCTGCAGCTGCAGAAGCATTAATTGAAAATGCTAACTCAGTAGGTGAAGTTATGAAAGATTTTAAAACTGACTTCATTGATAAAAACGGAAGAGAACCAAATGGAGAAGAACTTGCAAGAATGCAAGAATCTGCAGAAGGTTTAATATTACCATCTTCACTTGGTAATATAGGTATTTTAATGGCCTCTAACGCATTACAAGAAATGAATGCGTTTAAAGCCGGTAAATCATTATCATCATTTGCAATATCAGGTAGTGGTAAAGTTGGAGAAGCAGTTGGTAAAAAAGTAATATTTGATAAAACTACTGGGTTATATAGAGATAGATTAGCAAGTGAAATTACAAAGGGTAAATGGCTATCAGCTGGTAGATTTTTATTAGGAGTTGGTTCAGAAGGTTTAGAAGAATCTGCACAAGGAGTAGTAGCAGAGGCTACAAAGAATTATTTTAAAGCAAAGTATTATAATAAACCAATTGGTTGGACCGATGCTCTTGGACAAGGTTTTGCATATGCAGCATCTGATCAAGGTATGGAAGAATTTTGGGCCGGTGTAGTAACAGGTGGATTATTTTCTGGAGGAGGTAAAGCAATTAATCAGTATCAATTTAGAAAAGATGAAAAAGCTTTATTTAAAAAAACTGGAAAAACAATTGATCAGTTAGCTCAAGATGAAAGAAAAGATCTTAATGAAGAAGTAATACCACTTTTAAAATATAGTTTAGCTACATCTCAATCTTCTGAAAATGTAAAAGTACAAACTGTTGTACAACAAAAAATGAATGAAGCCTATTCTCAAGGAAAACAACTTCAAGGAGATATATACAGAGGACAAGGTTTAAATAAAGCAATGTTTACTGCTAAGTATTATGGAAAAGATCAAGAGTTATTAAATCACTACAAAGAGTTAAATAAACTTGAAAGAAGTGATTTAGCAAAGTATTTAAATGTAGAAGAAAATCAACTAGCTTCACCAGAAGAGTTTGAAGAAACTATAAAAGACCTAGAATTTTTATCAGCCAGTATAGATAGAGCAGCAAAAAAAGTACCTAACCCTGGAAAGAAAGTCAATATTTCAGATCCTAAATATGCAAATATGGATCCTAAAGAAATGCAAGAAGCTTACATAAAAGACAGTGTAATGTTTGAAGCATGGCAAGGTGCTCAAGAATTATTGGTGGCTCAAGAGTTTCTTCTTTATAAAACAAAAAACAAATATAAAAATCTAAAATTAGATTTAGAATCTACTAATGTATCTTTAGATCTGTTAGCAGCTGTAATGTCTAGAGATGATGAGACTTCTGCTTTACAGAAAAAGTTATTTTTCTTACAAACAAGGTTAGAAGAAACAGATGAAAAACTTAAGACGCAAAAAAACAAAAAAGAACTTAAAAATTTAAAAACTGATAAAGAAGAACTTACAAAAGAAATAGATGAAATAAAGGAAAAAGTAAAAGGTGATCTTCCAAGTAATCCAACAATAAATTACATTACTGAATTAACAAAAAGAATACAAGAAAAAACTCAATCTTTACAATCTCTTAAAGAAGCTGAAAAAACAAAAGATCCTTTATATACACAGTATTTAGAAGAAATAAGAAATCTACAAGAAGAATTTTTAATTGTAGCAGATGAACGTTTAAGTCAAGAAGAAAAACTTACTAGAATTAATGAATTAAGACCAGACGATAAAAAGTTTAAATTTAACAGAGAGGACTTACTTAGAGAAAGTAATGTAAATAATCTTAATGATGTAATTAATGCATTTGATCTTCTAGGTGAATTAAAAGAAACTATAGATTATTCTGAAGATGTAATTGGAAACCTTAGTTCTCCAGAAAAAATGCAAAAATATGGTGCATTAATGTTTGATAGAATCTATAGAGCTAGAAAAGAATTATTCAGTAATATATTAGCAGGAAAAACATCTGAAGATATAGAGGAAGAAGATGAAATTATATCTGAAACAGAAGTAAAAGAAAAAACTAAAGAAAAAAAGAAAGCCCCTTTTAAACCAGGTAATAAAGTTATTTATCAGGAAAAAGAATATACTCTTGATAAAATAGAATTTAAAGATGGTGAAAGCACTTATATCTTAAAGGATGAAAAAGATAATGTAGTAAGAGTAACTGATGCTAGTGAACTTAGTACGGTAGAGGATAAAGAAAAACTTTCAGATATAGAAAGTTTAGTTATTACAGAAGAAAATTATAATAATTGGAGTAATGTTAGAGATAGATCTGATTATGATGCTTTTGTAGAGCAAGTCAAATATACTCTAGGTCAATTTGATAAGGTACAAGATAAGTCTAAGATAACTCCAGAGACTGTAGAAGAAATGCTTTCATCAGTAAAAGCATTCTCTAATAAAGCAATTAGAGACAAAGTTATTCCTTTAATTGTTGCAAAGTATGGTGCAAAAGAAACTTCTGTAGAAGAAGAATTAGTCACTTTAGAAAAACAACCTATTGAGACTAAAGAAGAACTTTCTCAAGAAGAGAAAATGCATAATGAGATTTTGTCCGCTCTTGCAAATGCTTTAGATGAAGCAGCTTTTACTGGAGCAAGAAAGTTGACAGAAGAAGAAAAAGCACTTGAACAAGAAATTATAAAAACTATTCAAGCTAAATATGGAATAAAAGAAAAAACCCCAGAACAAAAACTTAACTTCTTAAATAATAACGAGGGAAGGGTAGTTAAAATAAATGGCATCCAAGGTGTACTTACAAAAGTAAATGAAAATCTTTTTGAATTAGAGACTCCTAATAGAATTTATGAATTAAGTCCGGAAGATATAAAAACTTTTGAGCAAGGTTCAAAACCAAAATCATTGGCTAAGTATAAAGTTAAGAATGTAACTGAAACTGAAGTAGTTGTAAATGATGTTAAGTACAAAATTAATACAGATACTAAAGGAAACATTATATCATTATCTCCTGAAAACAAACCAACTCAGGAAATTAAAAATGAAAAATTATTAATTGCAGTAGAGATTGAAAGAAACAAAAAGAAAGTAGCAGATACTACTAAAACAAATCAAAGAGTAGATAAATTAGAGAGTTTATATCCTACTTTAAATAAAATGCTGGATAAGATGTGGGATGTAAATATGACTGATACTATTGCAGTTGCTCTAGATAAGTTATATGACAATAAACCTATAACTGAATCTGAAGCATTACAAACTGCTATTTGGTTAAAAGATGTATTTGAAAGAATTGCAGAATTTATTAAACCAAGTAATACTAAAGAAGAAAATGATGTAATTCTAGAGGCCTATAACATAGCTGAGGGTATAAACTCTTTGCTTTATGATAATAATAATATTACAACCAATTATGAAGAAAACAGTAAAACAGCAACAGATGTTGAAGAAGTTAAAAGTAATGTCTCTACCAAAAGAGATCCTTCAAGAAATCGACGCAAAAATAAAGTAGAAGAAACTACTGAAAAAGAAAAAGGACAGAAAGAAAAACTAATTGAATCCTTAAAACAAGCTAAGGAGTTAGTAAGTAAAATAAAAGACCTCAAGGTAGATCTTAAAGAAATATTTACACTTATTAAAAAGAGAAGCTATAATAGTTGGAAAAATAGTTTGGACTCTGATAAATTAACTTTGGATTTAGAAGACGTAGCTTTACCTTGGAATGACCAAGCTGCTAATGACATAGAAATAACTAAGTATTTAATAAACAGATACATAGAAACTGAGTTAAATATGTTAGGAGAATCTGGCTTAGGAGAAAAGAAAGAAGAAGAAGTTATTAAAACCGAACCTGGAAATTCTGGAAACTTAAATGTTTCAGATGCTTTAGAAACTTTAGATCCGGTATCTAAAGAAGATGAAAAAGAACCTATAAAAACAAAGGAAGATTTTATCCTAGAGCTCGCTCAAAAAATTGCAGATAAAATAGGCCAAGGTAAAAAGTATAGATTTACTAAAGTAGAAAAAGAATTCTATGAAAATAACAAGAATGAAATTAACTATTTAGTAGAGCAACTTACAAATCCGGTAATTGAATCAAAAGAAGAAGAAATAACTAAAGAATCATTTATAGATTTATTTAACAAGTTACTTTTAATCTCTGGAAAAAGCATAGATAAAGATAGTAACCCTATTTATAGTATTCTAAGAAGAATAAAATTTTCTATTGCAGACTCCTGGTTTAAATTTAAAACTAAAGAAGTATCTTATAACCTTAAGAAAGTATTAGAAAAATTATCAAAGACTTATACTAATGTAACCTTTAATAACATTCCTAAGAAATACTTTTCAAAAGGAGAAGAAACACAAGGAGCAGAAACTTATGTAAATAGAATAGTAAATAAAAATGTACAAAAAGAATATGATGAATTTAAATTATTTGAACATCAGCATTCTTTACATTTAGATATTACTAAAGAAAATACAGAAGCCATTATGAATATATTAATGGACTTTGCAAATAACAATGATGTGTACATACTTATTGGTAGTGCTTACAATATTGCTCGTCCAGATAATATAAGAATTTATTCTAAAGGAGAAAAAATCTCAACAGAAAAATTGGATGAGTTATTAAGTAGATTTACTACCCTAACAAGTAGCACAATAGATAATCCAGTTATTAATGATATTCAATATGAAAGACTACCAAGTACTCAAGAATTAATTGATTTTTTAAAGACTGTAGATGAGGATATTAAAGAACAAATACTTAATTACTTAGGTCTTTATGAAAAAGACAGAGACTTTTTAAAGAAGGGATCCCGTAAAGACTATAAAAACGGACTATCATTAAACTCATTAGCATCTGCTAAAATACTAGTAAAAGCCTATAACAAGTTTAAACAAACCGGTAAACTTAATAATAGAGATATTATAGAACCAGTTATTAAACAACAACTTAAAAAAGCAGCTTTCTATGGTGAGGTATCTGATCTTTATAATGAGTTATTAAGTAATGACATATTTAAACAAATCAGTAATACTGACTACTTTAAATCTTTAGTAGAAGAAGCAAAAGCTAAAATGGATAAATTATCCGTGTTTAATTTTGCAAATCGCACACTATCTATAGGCACTGTTCTTTATGATAAAGACAATGAATATACTATCATAGATAATACAATCCTTGGTAAAAATTTAACTGACTTAAAAAATAAAGACCTTAAGTTTATTAAAGTATTAAAGCTAAGAAACAATCTAACAAAAGAAGAATCTTTTATAAATCAATTTGAATTTAAAAATAATTATTCTACAGAACCAATTGTAGCTATTGCAAGTCCGGAAGATTTAAAGAAAGAAAAAGAAAATCAGTCACAAGAAGACGAATTCAATAGATTACCATTTGATTTATTTACTACAATAAGTAATGATGATGATATCTTCTTTATACAAGCTGGAGCAAGAAGAGAAAGAAAAGAAGTAGTTGATGAGAATGCTGCAGTAGGAAGATTAGTAGTTCAAAGATTAGCAGAACAATATAGTACTGAATCAGATAATGATGCTAAAATAAAATTTGAAACTCCTTCTTATGATGACCCTGAATCTCCATTCTATTTACAGCCAGGTGTTTCAAATCCTAATGTACCGGAAAGAATACAAGAGTTTATACTAGAAAAACTTAATGGTAAGAAATTCAGTGAGTTAAGTCCCGAGGAATTAAAAGAAATAAAAACATTCTTTGGTAAAACAGGTGCCATGGTAGATAATGTAGGAAACTATATAACCTATGATAAAAATGGTTTCCCAAATAAAAATGGAATAATTCCAATGTTCTTTGTTCCTAAAGGAGAATTAAAAATATCAGGAGACAGTATTTCTTATGGTGGAAGAGAGTTAGTACCTATTTCTAAAATGAGTAAGAAATTAGATATGACAGAAGAAGAGGTTAAACAAAGAGCCAAAACACAAGCTGCTTTCTTAGATAAATTGCATTCAAATGAAAAGCCTGATTATATTACTATATCAAATATATCACAGGGAGTAAAGAACCCTGAAGATACTTTAACATATGAAGATGTAAAAAGATTTGATGAAGAATCAAAACTAAAATTTGAAATGTCCAGAACTAAAAAGGAAAAAGGACAAATCTATATGAATTTAAATGGAAGTACTACTAAATTAGAACAAAAAGCTATTGGAGAAGATGTAGCTCTTGCTATACTTGCATATCTTGGAGTTGAAGATGGTTATTTCTTAAGTAGAGGATTTAAAGTTGGTAAAGGAATAAAATCTCGTTACTCTGAGTTATTGAAGAAGGTAAATAATGCAAGTAATAACTTAGAGAAATTTAAAGCCAAAAAAGAATATGTAGATTTCTTAAATAGAACCTTATTTACCGGTCTAAAAAACTTTAACGTATTATTTGATGTATATTTCATGATGGATAGTAATCCAGAAATCTTTGATGCTATTTCTTTAATGGATTATAACACAGATAAAACATCTAAAGAAGGTATTCCAAATTTATTTGAAATAGGTAATACTTGGAAAAGAGTAAATAATAATAAAAATAATGACGATTATTATTCGTATCTTGATACTGTGACAAGTATGCTCTCAAAATTAGTTTTTGATACTAGCCCTGATTTTGTAGAATCAACTTATAATGATAACTTTGTAACTAAGAACGAGACATTAAACATTGAAAAAGTTTACGTAAAAGAATACCTAATGGAAAAATATTCAGTAAACGGAATCATTGTAAATGACTCTTTATTAAACTCAATGAATAGATATTTATATTTAAAACCACGTATAGACGAAGAGGTATTACCTACAGAACCAGTTAATTTTGAAGAACTAGATCTTGAATCAATGATCAATAGTCTAATAGATGCAGAAATGAAATCTGAGTTACCATCAAGAAAAGCTATTTCAAAAGAAGTAAAAACTTCTGCAAGAAATGAAGAATTACCTGCTACAGATGATTTTAAAAATAAAGCAATGTCTGAAATTAGAAATGCATTAAAAGCAGTAAATGCTATATTACCAGAAGCAGAATCTAAAAAGATGAAGTCAGAAATTAAGAAGGCTAAGACTATGTCAGATGTAAACAAAATTAAAATGGAGATTTTTGAAAGATATAATTGTAAAATAAAATGAGTTTAAATTGTATAAGCGCAGATCAGATTAAAGATCTTGAAATAAAATATGGAATAACAAATTTAAGTATATTTTCTACTTTAACTCAAATAGAATTACTTGATGATTATTTAGGTAAGGTATCTTTAAAAGATATAAAAGAAAAAGAAAAAGAAGCAGTAAGAAAAAATCTAAGAGAAGATATACTTGATTTACTTAATGCATTAAATTCTAATGTTGAAGGAGAATCTACATCTATTAATAAAAATAGTTTTTATGTTCAATTAAAAACAGGAACTGAGGATAAAGATGTAGAAAAAGGATTTAGTAGATTTGATCTAGGTGATTTCTCTGAGATGTTTAACTCTGCTTTTATATCTCTATATAATTCAGCATCTTTATTTCAATTGTTAAATGATGAAAAGAAAGCTGCAGGAGTAAAAAGATCAGAGTTTAAAAATGAAAACTTAACTAAAGTATTTTATAAGTTTTTAAAGCAAATAGATGAAATTACTAAGAAAGAGAATATATTTAGATTAAATGCTATTAAAGAAGTATTTAAGAACGAGGATGCTCCCTTTAAAAATTATGAAAAAGATGTTGAGACTAAGATGTTCTATGTAGAACAGGTCTTTCCATTTATGATTGATTTTCTTAGAATGTATTATCAAGAATACTTTAAACCAAATATTTGGGCCCCAAAATTTGCAGAAGCAAAAGTGGGTAATGCAGCAAATAGTACTATTGATGAACTTGTAAGAATAAACCCAGAGTTTGGTGCTTTATCTAGAAGTAAAGATATTCTTGTAGGAACAAATAGAGCCTTTATTGAGTTAGAAGAAGAACTATCTAAAAAGGGTCTAACAGTAGAAAAGAAGATAGAAATCATAAACAACTCTCCTTTTAATAAAGTTGCAGATGTATTAATGGAGGCTTTCAGGTATAATGACAAGTCTTTTGGAGGAATGCAAGATGTTAATAGTGAGGAAATTGCAGAGACAGATGAGGAAAATAATATTCAATCTTCTGATGATACTAAAATTACTAGAGAAGGATTCTCTTCTTCTGGTAATGAAAAATCAGGTTTTGATTCTGCAAGCAGTGAAACAAAATTAGTATTATCTTCTTTATTTGATATTGGTCCGGAAGGAATGGTTACTGATATCTATGGACTTCCAACATTATTAAATGAAGTAGATACTTTTAAACAATTAAGCAAGCTACTGAGAGGTAAAATAGATTACTCAGTTTTCTATAAAACTCTTCAAGAAAATAGAGAAAAGTATCCATTTATTAAACAATTACTTAGTGATTATTTACCAATTGATCCATCTAAAGATATTGAAGAATTCTTTGATGATCCAAAATATAATGACAGTAAAAGAAAGTATTTATATAGAGTTAAACAGGCTTTCTTACAGGACCTATCTAAGGATAGATTAGAGGCTAAGGAGATCAATTTATTCTTAAAAAAGAAATGGAAGAAAAACGGAACTTCTTATAATGCAATTAGAGCAGAAGTAAATAACGCTAAACAGAAAACACAAGTTTCCATAAAAAGAGATGCAACTACTCGTTTCCACCAAAAATATTTTAAAGAGAAACAAAAAGTATTTGGGGAAGCACTAGTAGGTAGTAATCAAAAAATAAGATTAGAGACTTTAGTAAAAGCGGCTTTAAAGTTTAAAAAAGTAAGTACTCAGTCCCTGGATGACATAAACTTAAAAGATGTGCTAGATATACTAGCTGTTTTTGGTATTGTACCTTCTAGAAGTGTAAAATCATTAAGAGGTATAAAGAGATTAATAACCGAAGAGAAAAAGGGTAAAAAAAGCATAGAAAGATTTTTTAGTTTACTACCACTTGAAGATAACTCCTTGTTTAAAGCAATAGTCACGGATACAAGTAAAAAAAGAATACCAGAAGAAGTAAAGTATTTACAAAAAATAATTTTATCAAAAATAAAAGAATTTGAGAATAAACCTCAAAGTCTAGAAAATACTCAAGATCTTATTGCTGCCTTAAAGAATCCAGAGTTTATAAATGCAACTCTTAAATCATTAAAGGTAATAGAAGAAACAAATAATTATACTCTTCAAAATGCAATTAATACAAATAACAAAGTTAAATCATTAGTTGAAGGGTATATAACCTTAATAACAGATAGATTTATAGATAGTAAAAAAATATCTTCATCCAAAGAAAAAGGTAAGATATCTTTAACTGCAAAAGAATTAGAAAATAACTTACTTGATGAATTTGAAGCACTAAATAGAAGAGAGTTAAATGATGAGCTTACAAATAAAATTTCTTCAGCTGAAGAAGCAGACAAACTATTTGATAAACTTACAAACTTAACAGACCCTATGAATCAATTACAAGACATCATGGATGGATTGTATAAAAGTTATTATGCTTTGGAAGGTGATTACGTATTAGAAGATGATGGTATTACAGATTTTTCCGGTAAACCAAGGCACTTAATTCAATCTCTTAATAACTTAAAAATTAAAGAAAACGATTTAAATGAAAGAAGTAATAAATTATTAGTTCGTTTCCCTGAGTTGGACCCTAAAAGAAATCCTTTAATTAAGAGTTCTTTTATATTTAATTTACTTTATGATATTGATGCTGATGGAAATATAAAACCAAAATCCCAAAGCAATCTTAAAATAAGTATTAACAGTATCTTAGGGGTTAAATTAGAAAGTAAAGATGTAAACTCTGGAGGATTATCCATTAATAGTCAGTATGAACAGGACCAAATATTATCTTCAATGATATTATTGTTATTTAATGGTCACGAAGAAAGTATGAACGTAGATAAAGAAGCTGCGTATAACATATTATTTAAAGGATTGAATCCTACTGAATATCTTGGTACTACTGAAAAAGTCACAATGACAAAAGACTTTTTACCAATACCTTCTTCTATTATTTCCAATTTTTTTACCGGAGTATCCGTGGAAGAATTACAAAGTGATAAAACTATAAAGGTTAAAAAGTATTTAAATTATGCTAAGGGTAACAAAGGGTTAAAAGCAATTGAACCAATTGCAGGATTGTATAAAAACTACTTAACTCACTATCTATTAATGTATTATAAAATTGAAAAAGGAGATTTACAATATGTTAAAGATGAATATGAAAATTTAGGTAAAAACTATAAAGGCTTAGGATTATTCGAAAAAGATAGTTCTAAAGATCCTAAAAACTATATAATTGATGCTAAATTAAAAGAACAACTGAAACAATCAGTACTAGAATTAAATTTAGAAGGTAAATCTTTAGGTGAGATGACTCAAGAAATTGAGAATGTAATTCTTAATTCAAAAGGTAAAACCAAAACAAAAAGTGGCTACATGGATTTCCAACAAGGATTATTTAACCACTTTGTAAATCAAGTAGAAGATTTAGTTGATTCTTTAAGAACATACTCTAAAAATTATAGTGAACTTGACAATCTAATAAAACTATTTGAAGGAAATGGAAGTGAAGATGCCAAAAATCCTCTACCATATATAAGCGATCTTATAGATACTGCAGATGGTTTTAGACCGGATAATACATCTTTATTAAAAGGATTATTACTAAACTATATAGTTAACTATGAAATATTAGCTCAGGAAAAACTGTTATTATTTTATGGTGACCCAATGTTTTTAAAAGAGTCATCCTATGTTAAAAGAGCAAGTTCTCCTGGCTCTACAGGTACGTTTGCTAATTTAGATCAATGGGATCTAGATTATTTTAACAATCCTAAAAATAAATCAGCATTTGCATTTGCTAAAGCATTAAATGAAAAATTAATAAAGGAAAAGAAAACTCCTTTAAATATGGACCTTCATAAACTAGATTATAAGTTTAGATATGGCCAAGTGGAAGATAATATTATAAAGTCTGCAGTTTATAATCAATTATTAGATGGGTTTAAACAATCCATTAAACAAAGATTTGGTGATAAATTTAGTGAAAAAGAAATTGATGAAAAAGCCAAAGTAGCTTTAGCAGCATATAATAAACTAAATGAAGCGGATGGTTATGGAGTTATAACTTTAGATTGGTATAAGATACTTTCTGAATTAACAAAAACTTGGGGACCAGAACAAGATTATGTTTATGACTTACTAGCAGCCGGAAAAGAAGTTCCTTACTCTTTATTATCAGTTACATTCCCAGTTAGAAAGTTCCAGTATACTGGATCTATATTTAAAGATGATCAAGCTATTCCAGCAGATGGATTGCATAAATTTTCACTTGCTCCTATATTACCGGGCTCAGATAATAATTTACAAACAAAAGCTGAGAACTTAATGAAAGAAGGAAAGGCCTATGAGATCTTTTCAAGTGCAAATAAAAAAGAAAAACTTTTAAATCCAAGTGGTGAAAAAGATTACTTTTATGATGGGAATCAGACAGATAGAATAATTAAACCATTAGAAGCCAGAAAAGTAAATGGTAAAATGGTTTATGACTCAGGTAAACAAGTTATTTATGGTGTTACTAACTTAATAAAAGACCAAGTACATATTGATACTGCAGTAAAAGATAAAGTTATCTTAGCAAGACAGTTAAAACGTGTTGGTAAAACTGACTTATTTGAAAATGGTATCCCATTTGACTTTAAAGGTAATGAAAAAAGTGCATTACCATTAAAACAACAATGGGATTCACTTACTCAAAAACAAAAGAAAAATGCTTCTAAGACATATAAAATTTATAGAGGTATTGTAGATGATATAAGTAGTTTAATTGAGATTGAGCAAAATAACATTTTAGAACAATTAGGTTTTGAAATGACTGAAGAAAATGGAAAAACAAAGATTAATCTAATTCCTGGAGTAGGTAGACAAAAACTAATTGATACTCTTAAAAAGGAATTAAGAAAGAGAACTGTCCAGCAAAAATCAGGAAGTGGAAATGTTTATTTAAAATTACTCAGTATTGAATCTAAAAATAAAGACGTTGAATTAGAAGCATTTGTAAACCAAAAAACTCTCAAGAGTATAATGGTATCTATTATAAATAAAAATACTCGCTTTAGAAAATTCAATGGATCTAACTTAATTCAGGCTCCAGTAACCGGTATGGAATCAGCTTCTTTTACAAAAGATAATATTGGAGTTGATCAAACAGGTTACCTTAAAACATATACTTATGGAGAAAATGTTAATTCTGAAAGAATACAACAATTAGAAAAAGAAAAACAAGCTGAGTTAGATGCTACAAAATCAAAAAATAAAAGAGCAGAAATAACTGAATTATATGATGCTAAAATAAATGCCTTAAAAGCAACTAGAATGTCTGAGGTAATGATGACCTTTACTCCAGAATGGGAATACTTATTAGGGTTATATCATAAGGGTTATGAAATCGGTACATTGGAAAATCTCAATAAAATTATAAGAACTGATAAAGAATGGGTAGAAGAGAACAAAGATAAATTAAGTATATTAGCAGTAAGGATTCCTATTCAAGATCCAAACTCAATTGAGGCATTTATAGTAAAAGAATTTCTACCAATGTCAGTAGGTGCTAAAATTGTAGTTCCATCTGAAATCGTAGCTAAATCCGGGGGTGACTTTGACATTGATAAACTTATGGTTTATTACTATAATGTAGATAAAGAAACTGGTGAAATACCATTTGATAACAGTACTGCAGGTTTAGAAAATAGAATCATAAAAGGTTACCTAGACTTGTTACTTTTACCAGAAATGTTCTACAAACTTATAACAGCTAATAGTATTGCTGTTTTAAAGGATGAAGAAAAAGATGAAAATGATAATACTCCTAATGGACAAATTGTAGATGAATTAAATTATTATAAAGGCCAAAGTATTCTTAGATATGATAATACAGATTTAAGAATGCCTTTGTTTAACTTAAGGCAAAAAACAATTTTACAAATTGCGAAGAAATTACTTGGGCATGCTGCTACTATACGTTCAAACTTTGAAGAATTAAAACATGCCGGGTTAACACTTGCAGATGCATATCGTGTAACTCTATATAAAGGATTAACTAAAAAAGAAAGAAAGTTAATTAAAGATAATGTGTTACTAGAGTCTTTGACAAAAATTGAAAATACAAAATCTAAAATTAGGCTTCCATTTATAATGGAAGATGGGTCACTCGCATATAATACTACTGAAGAAAATAAAATAAATGTATCTGAATCATTCAATAAAGATAATGTATCTATTACTGAGATTATATCAGCTGTAATGAACGGGTTAGTTGACGTAGCAAGTAAACCATGGATTGTTATCTTCAGTATGAATGAAGAGTTAACTTCATATAACTTCCTAATGCTTTTATCCGGTGTACCTGCTAGAATGGTATTTAAAGTTAATAATCAAAGGATTATAAAAGACTTTATTGATAATAAATTGGCTTTAAAACAATCTTTATATAAGAGAATATTAAACCAAAATAACTCTCAGAAAACAAGTAGATTATTAGAAGATACTTTTATAAATATTATAGAAGAGCATGTAACTATAAAAAATGGTAAAAGAGAACTTAGTTTGGATAACTTACAAAAGTTAGAGAATTCATTTAGAGAATTAGGGGCATCTGATACAAAAGATAAATACATATTTGATTATTTAAATACGTATATCAAAACAGATGCAAATAAAGAAGCAAAAGAAGTAAATGACTTAGTATTCAGAACAAATATAGAATCTTTTTTATTTGACTTACAAAATAACTTAGATGAAAGTAAATTCTTAACTGATAAAGAATTGACTACTACTCTTAATAAAACCTATGCTGAAATGAGTAAAGAAGAGTTGGGTAATCAAATTAAGTTATTAGCCTTTACTCTATTCATGAAACCAGTAGGAGAAGGCCTAACAAGTGCTTTAGAAGCAATTGATTATGATAAAACTCAAAGTGAAAACATACATGATGAGTACACTAAAGTGAGTAATTTAAAATTAATTAAATCAAAGGGTTACTTTGATAAAAAATCTTTTACTAGCTTACAAAACTTACATATTGCTCGACCATATAATTTGTCAAATCTGACAAAAGCAGCAGCAAGTATAGTTGCTCCTATAACAGAAAACAGTCAGATTAATAAATTTGCAATATCCCTGGCCAAATTACTTAAGAAAAAATTCTTTATAGTATCGGATAAAGAAGATTCGTTAATTAACTCGTTTAAATCTGACTTTATAAATTACATAGTACAAAACTTTGGTACTATTGAAGGGTTAGACAAAGATGGTAAATCTACCGGTAAAGAAAATATTGTTGAATACTTTATCAAAAACGGTGTTTTTATTGATAAAAGAGTAGAGTCTTATTCTGGTAAAGAATACTTATCTACTAAAATAGAAGATAAATCACTACCAAATCAATTGTTTACATTGATTGAGACCTTTGATAAATTTAATTCTTTAGATGTCTTTTCAAATTATTTAATTCCAGTAAAAGGAAAAAAGATAGAAAATTCAGAAGAAGACGAACAAGACACACTTGATTATATTTACAAAGTAGGTAGGATCTTTAGAAACTTAAACCCTTCAGAATTAGATAATTACAATAAACAAATTAAAACATTTGGACAAACAAATATCAATATCAAAGATGTTTTATTTGCAATTGAACAAAATGGCCCTGAAGTATTAGAAAAGTACGTATCAGAAGATAACATTTCTTTTGATGATGTTTATAATACTTTAAAAGATTTACAGTCTAAATATAAATTAGGTAGTTTTTCAAACATAACTAATGGTATCTTAAACAAAGAAGCTCCCGAGATTAACAAACTTTTAGTTGATTTTAAAAGGAAAGCAAATCAAGTTAAGAATGATGTATCTTATTTACTACCATATTTAAGTTTATTACAGTCTACTGCCTTGTATTCTACTGCCTCTATAACAAATATGTTTGTTAGTGATAACTACAAAATTGCTAAAGACGCAATTGTTAACTTTAGAAATGAAGTTAATATTAATAATCCAGATGAATTTTTAGATTTACTTAAGAACTTTACTGTATTATTTTTAATAAATAACATTAAGTTACTTACTTCAGATAAGAGAGTAGAACTTTTAAAAATGATAGCCGGTAGAGATGCATTAACAAATACTAGAAATGACTTTGACGAAAATGCTATTATTACAAACTCAAACTATTTTAACAACTATTATAAGAAAATCTTTTCTATAATGGACAGAAATAGTAACTTTGCTGAAGCAGATAATATTATCGAACTAATACGTACAGAAGGTATGGAAGAATCTTTCCTTTATGAGTTTTTAGAATTAAAACCATCTGAAATTCTGGAAGAAGATACAAATGACGATGTTGATGATATAGATGTAATAGAAACTCAATTTGAAATTGGAGATGAAAATAAAGAACCAGATGAAGAAGTATTTAATGTAGTTAATTTGCGAAATAATAGCTATGTTATATCAGTAAGTGACCAAGAAGTAAAAGATTTGGATGGTAAAAGAATAACAGGTAATCTTAAAAATGAAGTACTTGCAAACTATTATAGTTCAATAGATCAATTAAAGATTTCACATGTAGGAGATGATATGTACTATATAGCAGGTAGTAAAATAATGAAAGTTACTGAAGATAAAGAAACTGGTACCTACACTTATAAAAATATAAAACCAAATATTGCAGAAAGAAGTAAAATACTTGATCTAGCATTTGAGCATACTCTAAAACCTTGTAACACAAAAACCTCGTAACACAAATGGCTTGTAAAATAACAATAAAAGAAGGAATCAATAAAAAAATTGACGCAGAAGTTGCTCCAGGAGCAGTATATTCTGAATCTGCTGTTAGAAATTCTGCAGATAAATTAAATAATTTATGGGGAGAAGAATTAAAAATTGTATCCCCCCATGTATATAATAATGGTGCAGCAACTCTTATAAAAAATGAAGTAAATATTAATAGAGCTGTTGAATTAGAATATAATAAACAAATAAGTTCTGAAAAGGGCCTTACTAATACATATGATTTAGAACGTATAAAAAATTCCTCAAGAGCTGAAGATATTAAGACTATTTTTGACACAAATCCTATAATTGAAAAAGTAGGATCCTTTCAAGATTACTTAAATTTTATTGAGCAAGAATTTCCGGAAAAATCAATTTCAGATATTGCCACATATAAATACTTAAGTGCCTTTGAGTTATATATGAAAGGTGGATATGAGCAATTTAATCCATTGAATAGTGATTTTTTTAATATATTAGAAAAATATAATGCTGATTCTATGGGAGTTATACACCCAGAAGATAGAAAAGAGTTTACTTATTCTAAGTTACAAGAAGATCTTAACAAAGAATTTGGAGATATCTTTGTAGTAAAAGTAAAAGAGGATAATTCTTATTACGTAAGTAGAATAAATTCTGATGAAAACGTAGTAGAAGAAGAAGGTAATAAAGTAATTTCAAAAGCTTTTTCAACTTCAATAAGTGATGAATCAGGTGTACCTTCACAAGTAGTAAATTTAGCAAATAAACTTGCAAATAGATTTGATGTTAGAGTAAAAATTATTTCTGAAAAACAAGCCAGAGAAATAAGACCTAATTATAGATCCGGAAGTCAAGGCTTTTACGATCCTGAAACTAACTCTGCTTACATCATATATGAGAGAATGAGTAATACTACTGTATTACACGAGGCTTTTTCTCACCCTTTTTTAATTTATATAAAGCAGAATTACTCAGGTCTATATAAAACATTACTAGCAAAAGCAAAAGCAAATTCTAAAGTTGTTTCGGAGGTAAATGCATATTACAGTAAATATCCATCTGATGCAAAGGATATGGAGTATATAACCCATGCTATTGATTTAGAGTATAATAATCAATTAGAAGATCAGTCTTTAGTAAAAAGTATTCAAAGATTTTGGGAAAGAATATTAGCCTACATTAAAGATGTATTAGGTATAAAACAGGATATCAATAAGTTAACTACTTTTAAAGATTTAGTAAAGTTTGCATTGAATTCAAAAGAAAAGATTGATCTTTCAAATGTTGAATTAATGGGACTACCTATTATGGACTCATATGTAAATATGAACCAAGATGTTGATATGGACAATATTAATGAGCCAAACCTTGAAAGTAGATCTGTAATCGATACTATTAGAGAAGATGTATCAGATACTATAACAAAAATGCATGACTCTGTTCAAAAAATGAAAGAGGCTATAAATAATGGTGAAGTAGAGATAACTCCTGGGCAAAAAGAACAATTAGATACTATTACTGCTAGAGTAAATACTTTATCAAAAGATCTTTGGAATTATAGTATTACTGAAAAAGTATTAAAAACTGATAAAAATCTTTCTACAGCTATACAGTATTTTAGCGGAATTGTAAAAAATACAATTAATTCTGATACAGGTTTAACTCAGATTCAAGAAATGTTAAAATCAGTTTCTCATATTTCTCAAATTATGGAGGAAGCTCTTGTTTTAACCAGATACATTAAAGATCAAATTAATGTATTACAAGAGTCAGATCTTAAATTAGAAGAAAAGCAAAGAGGAATCCATCAGTATTATCAAATAATGCAAGCAATGGAATCTTCTTTAAAAGAATTATATGATTTCTATGTAAAAGGCGAAAATAAAGATCAAAAAGGTTTAAATCCTGTTGTAGATGTAATAAATGCAATCTTCAGCGATATAAGAAACGTAAAAGATATTCATTCTAAATATGTCTTAGACTACTGGGCAGAAAGAATTACTACTGCTATAGGCAGTGATGTAAATGAAGTGATTCAGGAAGAAATAAATTATTTAAAAGAAAAAATTAAAGACATTGCTGTTAGAATGGAAAGAAGCAATGATCCTAAAAGAAAAGAGTATTTAAATAAAGAAATTACTGAAGTTAATTTAGAAATAGAAAGAAATGAAAAAGCAAAAGTTACAAAAGAAAATGTAAAAGCTATTATTAACGGGGACTATGGTGATAGTAGTTACTTATATTATAAGTTTATGGCTGCATTTAATAGCCCAGACTTAGTAGTAGCAGGAGTAGATATGGTAATTGAAAAGTATTTTATGACTGCAAGTGATGATACTTTGATAGCATCTACAAAAATGAATATGCTTCTTAGAGATTTTATGGCCGCAACTGGCCAAACAGAAGCTGATAAGTTTAATGTAGAAAAATTTTCAAAACCATTAATTAGAAAAGCTATATTAAATGTAGTAAACTATAATACTAAATATTTAAATAAAGTTGATCCAGAAACAGGAGAAGTAACTCAAGAAACAGTATATGAAGAAAATTTAGAAGAAGTTCAAGAGGATGTTCTCTTAAGTAAATTTATGGTTCAAGAACTGAATGCAAAATTAAAAGAATATCAATTCTATGTGGACCAAGCAAGAAAAAAAGGTAATTCTGCAGAGTTACAAAAAGCTTTAAAAGACCAGCATGACTTTAGAAAAAAATACTTTATAACCCCTGTAACTGAAGAGTTTGATAAAAGAACAATTAATTCAAATCTAATTACAGAAGAAGATATTAAAGAGCTCTATGATGAAAGTGGAAATCCCTTATCTCTAAAAACAGATCCAGATTTAGTATATGCAGCAAGAACAGTACTTGCACCTTTATATGAACAACAAGATGCATTCTTTACAATTGCTATTGCAAGAGTACCAACAGAACTTGAAATAGAAGAATATGAAGAGAATGAAAGAAAAATAAAAGCAGCTGCTTCTTTTGAAATACTTGGTACTACTATTAAGAAAACAGGAAAAGAATTGGCTATTGCCAGAGCTATTAATAGATCTAGAGAGTTAAAAAGAGGTGTATTTAAATATACATTACATGAATCAGCAAACTCAAAGTATAAAGATAGATATGTAAGACAAAAAACATTTATTCAAGAAGAAATAAATGCCGGTAGAGTTACTGTGGAAGAAGGTAAGAGAATGATGGATAATTGGCATAAGTTACATAGTCAATTAACTATTTCTCAGGAGTATTTTAATTTAAGAAATGAAAAAAGAAAACTAATTGACGAAGCATTTAATAAATTACTGGAAAATAAAGAAGTATACAAGTTAATTGAAGCATTTGGGTTTGAAGATAAATCTAAAACTAAAAAACAAACTCTAACTGTATTATGGAATGAACTATATGATTACATAAAACCTTTAAGAGACGTCGAAAATAGTGTAAATGGTACAATAGCTGATAAAGATTTACAGGTTAAAATAAAAGAGTTAATACAAAGAATTAATGATTATCAATCTAGTAAAGAATATTTAGTTAAATTAACTGATAATAAAGAAAGAGAAAATTACTTAAGCATTGTAAAAGGAGTAAGAGCTCTTTCAAGTAAAAATAATAGATTACTAATAGAAAATTTTGGTAATAAAAAAGAAACCACTTTCAGAACACAATCTTTAACAGCAAAATATAATAAAAATGGATTTAGTACTTTAAAAGATGTACTTAATAGCGTAAAGTCTGCTTTTAAAGAAGTAATTGAAAGAGGAGAAGAAGTAGATAAAGAATTAACTCCAGAAGAAACTAAAGTTTTACAGACTTATTTATTTAGAAGTAGTCCATATGCAGAAAATTTTGCATTCTTAAAGAAAATGGAATTAGCTGAAGACAGTTCTTTAAGTCCAAGTGAGAGAAAGAAAAAACTTTATGAGGCTCTTGATGAAGAAATGGCCTATGTAATGCAAGATCAAACTACTTTTTCTAATGCTGAAAGTGTAGATTCAGAAACTAGACTAAATAATGAATATGCTTTTAAAGCCTTACAGACTTATAATGAAGAAGTCAATGATTTATTTAGTGAGTTAGCAAAACTTTCAGAAAGAATACCTACTTCATATTATGATATGACAGTAGAAAGCATGAAACAAAAAATTTATAATGAGAATTATGATGAAATTGTAAAAATGCTAAAAGATTTTGTGGGATACTCTTCTATGGAAGAAGATGAAAAATTAAAAATGGACGATACTTTTGAAGATTTAAAGATGACCAGTCTTAAATCATTAAAAGATAAATATCCGGATGTAATTAAATTTGTAGATGAGAAATTTAAACAAACAGATTGGTATAAAAACAACCACTACAAAAAAACTATTTCTGGAAAAGGATCCGCTACTGAAGATGTTCCTACTCCATTGTGGACTGAGTCAAGACCTGTAGATGAAAAGTATATGAGTATAGAACCAAATAACTCATATAAAACAAGATCTATTAATGAGTTCTTACTGGATGAAAATGGAAATCCTACTGATATCCGTTTAAAAAGAGGAGATACAAAAATAAAAGTAAAAGCCGGAGATACTCTAGAAACACTTGCCCAGTATTATAATCTTTCAGTTTCAGAGATTAAAAAAATGAATCCTGCTTTAGTTGGAGATCTTGATGAAGGAGAAGAAGTTATAATAAAAAAATTCGGAGACAGAGCATTTGGTAATAAAGAACCAAGAGAATATCTGGAAGATGGAACGTTATCTGACTACATTGATCCGGAATACAGAAGATTAGAATCTCAGAATCCTGCATTAATAAAAGTAATCGATGGATTAAATGATATTTATTATGAATATCAACTTAAATCAGGAATGAGAGGTCTTCAAGGTCTTTTACAATCTATGCCAAGAATAGAAACAGTTGGTTGGGAAACATATTTAGATGAAACCGGACCAACTCCTAAGAAAAGCTGGAGAAAAGTAAAAAATTTAGTAGCTGTAACTCCTCAAGATAGAGATAGTGGTTACACTGTAGCTGACTTTGCAGATAAAAAAATGGAAAATATTCCACTTAAATTTTTATCAGATGTTCCATATGAGATAAGAAGTAGAGATGTATTTGGGGTACTTATGAAATTTATTGCCCATGCAAATGAAATATCTGAATTAAATAAGATATTTCCATCAACTAAAGAACTACATAGAATACTTGATGAAAACTCACCTGCAGTTAAAGAAGAGCAAAGAATAAAAATGAGAAAACTAATTGGGTTTGAAAAAGGAATTCCAATTAGACAAAGATCAGGTAATACTAGAGCAGAGCATATATTACACTTAATAAACTCTAAACTTTTATATCAAAAAAGAAAAGGTTTATACATAGGAAATTGGAATGTTACTAAAACACTTGATAGTGTAAGTGCTGCCACTTCATTTGGAGCTTTAGCAGGTATGATAACTCCAAATATAGTAATGAACTATATAGTTGGTAAAGTACAAATTTGGATTGAAGTTTGGTCTGGAGGAGTAATTAATAGAGAAGATTATAATAACGGATTAAAAAGACTTTATAAATATTTCTTTTCAGAATTTAATAGTGATTTCTATAAGCTTGGAGAAAAAAGCTTACAGGGTCAATTACTTTTAAGATATAACTCATCCGCAAAAGATGTAATGGAATTATATGGTAATGAATTAAAAAAGACACCTATAAAAGATTATTTATCTTTTGATGTATTCTTTAAAACAAGAAGATTAGCAGAATTTGAATTGGCTGCCGGAACTACTTTTGCTTACTTAGATAGGTATAAAGTACTTGATGGAGATAATGAAGTTGCTCTTATAGATGCATATGAATTAGATAAGGACGGTAATCTAAAACTAAAAGATGGTCTTAAAAAATTAAATGGAGAAGATTTTACTAAAGATGATGAAGATAGAATAAGAATAAAAACAGCTCAAATGAATATGATTCTTCAGGGTAACTATTCTTCTCATCACAAAACTCAATTTGATACAACTGTATTTGGGCCTTTAGTTATGTTTTTTAGAAAACATTTACCATCTTATGCAGAAAAAGCATTTTCAGCTAGACACTTTAACTATGCAATGGGAACTTATGTAGAAGGTTATCAAAGAAAACTTTGGTTAACTGCTATTCAATTAGGAAAAGCAATTAGAAGAAATAGTAGAGAAGATTGGGAATCAGCTATGAAAGAAGCAAGAAAAAACTTTAAAGGAGATCCAACATTTAAAAAAGGTATAGTACACAATAGTATACTATCTATGATCTATGTATTGTTAATGATTATAGATTCAGAGGATGATGACGATAAAGCAAAAACACATAGCTATGATTCTTTAATTGCAAAAGCTATGATTTACCAATTGATGAGATTAAAATCAGACCTTGAGTTAATTTCTGCAATTCCTTTTGTTGCAGGATTGAATGAAAGTTTAAATATTATTAAGAGTCCTTCGATTGTAGTAGATAAAACAATTGTTAGTTTAGTAAAGTTAACTTCTCACATAATTGATTATGGAGAATATAAATTAGGTATGATTCCGGAAAAAGATGTAGTACTTCAAAGAGACTATTATTCTTTTAATAAAGGAGATCTTAAAATATTAAAAGATTTAGGAGGCCTAATAGGAGTTACAGGTGCTACTTTCAACCCAGATCAAATGGTTGATAAACTTAAAAATATTAACAGCGCTTTGTTTAGATAATCAAAAATAATTCGTATATTTATATATCAGGCAGAAATAACTCTGCGGATATATAAATATCGAACTATGGATTTACAAAGAGCCTTTGACGAAGCTAACAAAAGACTTCGTACCTTAAACGACCAAATCTGCTGCCTTACCGATGCAGTAGCAGCAGGTACTTACAATAGTATTAGTACCCAATCTTTAATTGCCGGTAACTCTGCTTCTTATGGAGTTAATGCTATACATTCTATAGCCTGGGAATTAGAATCAGGAGCAGGATTAACTATAGATAATGGAGTTACTACTCCAGTTACTTATTATAGTAATGGTAATATAGAATTCAGTACAAAAAATGCACAGTCTCTTACTCTTACTGCAGTAACTGGTGGAGTAAAACTATTAAGTATACTTTAATGGCAAGAGTAGAATTTATAAGCGGAGGAGGAGCCTCATTTGCTCCAGGTGTAGTATCAACTTTTACAGCTAATACTATTCCTTATATTAATGGTAGTCAAGTAGTATCACAAGATACTAATTTTACTTACCAATCAAGTCAACTAGGAATAGGAATCTCTTCTTCATTAGGAGCTAGAGTACATATTAAAGGTGATAATGACTCTACAGGATCAGCCTTAAAGGTGCAATCTGCAACCTATGAAATACTAAACATCTATAATAATAGACAAGTAATTATGGGTGGAGGTAGTGCAATTGCAAGTACTGATTATACCCTTAGAGGTTTTACAACTTCAAGTTCAGGATATTCTTTCCACATAGCAAATTCTACAGGAGATAATGCTGTTAGAATCAATAATTCTACGGGTACTGCTGCAGGAGTAGAAATATATAGAACAGATTTAAGTAGTCGCCATGCTTTAAGTATTTTTGGAAGTACTACAAGAACTTTTGTAATAAAATCAGTAGGTTCTATATTCTTTCCATATGCTAGTACTGTAGATGATTTAACAGCAGATTCTACAGGACCTGTTATTGGATATAGTAATGATGCAACTTATCCAGGATTATATATTCATGCGGGAAGTAGACAGGCTACAGTAATTAGATGCGAAGGTGCATTAAACAATAGTGGTTCTAAATTAAGATTAGCCGGTAGTATGGGATCTGGAGACCCTGTCCCATTTGGTGGTATGTTAAAAATAGAACCTACTTACAACTGGACAGCAGGTGCCGCAAATATTGCAGGTATAGATTACAACCCAACTGTAACAAGCTTATCTGGAGGTGTTCACTACGGTATACTTATAAGAAGTGGATTATCAGGATTTGGACTTGGTTCTACATTACCAGTAGCTCATGTACATATAGCAGCCGGTACAACAGGAATTCCTCAAATGAAATTTGAAAGTAGCGCAGCTCCCACTGGCGGTGCATTGACAAATGGTACCTTCTGGTATGATGGTACAGATTTAAAATTTAGAACAGGTGGAGTAACAAGAACAGTAACATTAGCATAATGAAAAATATATTACAGCTTTCAACAGCACAAGACATACAAGCATGGGCAGATTATTTCTTAGTAGTAAAGAGTCCAGACATTGCAGTAGATCCTGCAACAAATTTAGATAGAGCAGCAATAGTTAAAGGATTAGAAATCTATCCTGAAGCCACTACTTTATATATAAACACAGTTTTATACTTATTAGAAGTAGATGGAACTCCTTTAAATGTATTTGTAAATCCTCAGGAAAGTAAAAACATTTTCCCAGTGGAGATTAAAATCCCTGCAACCAATGAAAATTACATTAATTTACAAACTTTAGCTATTACTAGTATTACTGGTTTAACAGAGGGAGTAGATTATTTAAACCCTACACATTGTGAACCTATTTCAAATATGTCTGAATTACCTGGAACAGTTTATGTTCTTCCGGAATTTGAAGCATATAGAATAATGGCAAAATCAAGTGCAATTGATTTATTTGCTCTAATGACAAACGCAATTATTACATCAACCAAAATATAATGGAAAACAAAAACCAAGCCTTAGAAGTATTAAAACAAGCCCTTAACGTAGCTACTATGAAAGGTGCTTTTAATTTAATGGATACACAAAACATCCTTGAAGCAATTAAAATTTTAGAAACCCCAGATACACCCCCTGAAAAAGAATGAAACTAGATGTCGAAAAAATAGATTGGTCATTTGTAGGAGTATGTAAAGCATTGTTTTACTACATTGCTTTATTTGCCTCGACGTTACTTAACTATGCAGAAGTAAAAAAAGAAGTAGTCTTTGCACTTAGTATAGCTATGATTTTTGATACCATTACCGGTATTGCAAAATCCTATAGACTCGGTAAAAAGATTACCTCCAGAGAAGGAAAGAAAGGTATTATTGAAAAGACTTTAATGTTACTTGGCCTTTTATTCCTTGGAATCATAGGCAAACTACTTGGTATAGATTTATCCTGGTTAGTAGTAAACTCTTTAATTCTACTTACTATATTTGAAGTCTATTCATTTTTCGGAAACATCGGCACCATTCGTAGTGGTATAGAAACACAAGAGTTTGATGCAGTATCTGCAGTAATTAAATTTGTACAAACAGCACTTAAAACAATTATAGAAAAAATCTTAAATCAAAAACCAAAAGATGACAAGAACTGATTTCGTAAAAAAATATTATAACTACGCAAAAGAAGCAGAGACCAATACTAAGGTCCCTGCTATCTTTATTTTAGCACAATGTGCATTAGAAACAGGCTGGGGTAAAAAAGCTCCAGGTAATATGATGTTTGGTATTAAAGATACAGATGGTATCAATGGTAATGAACAATTAATTACCACTACTGAATATCTTAAGAATCCAAATGCTAAGTTCCCGGTAATTATTTCCAAAGTATTTTTACCAGCAAAGAAACTATATAAGTACATTGTAAAAACCTGGTTTAGAAAATATAATTCTCCAAAAGAATCATTTGAAGACCACGGTAAATTCTTTATTGAAAACAAAAGATACCATGATAACTTTGGAACATGTAAGTTAGATTGGAAATGTTGGTGTATAGAAGTAGCTGCTGATGGATATGCAACAGGTACAGACTATGCAAATACTTTAATCCAAGTAGGTAATGGCATAGAAAAAACAATTAAAGATTTAAAACTATGAAAGCACAAGAATATGCTCTAATTATAATCCTGGGATTAGTATCTCTAATTGCATTTAAAGGATGTCAACAAAATAAATTGGAAAAAGAACTACGTTCATACCAAGATAGACTTGATAACCAATGGGATTCAACACTTCATTATAAAGATAAATTCAATAAAGAACATGCTGTAGCTGAAAGAGTAACAGTAGAAAAATATGTTTTACAGAATGAATTAAAATGGATCTCTGAAGAGTTAAGAATAAAGCCTAAGCAAATAAAAGGAACTGCAAGAGTAGTTACCAACATTGATACATTCTTTAAGGTAGATAGTTTTTACCAAGATCCTTACATTCAAATTGTAAAGATAAAAGATACTGTAAAGTTAAAACTAACTGATACTCTGCAGGTTGTAGATTATTGGAAAAGAAAATGGATACTGGCTCCTAAAAAATACTATGTAGATATTAAGAACTCAAATCCATATGTAAAGACAACTAGTATACTAGCTAGAGAAATAAAAGTAAAGAAACCAACAATACTAATAGGGCCCTCTGTAAACTTTAATGGTAATTTATCAGTAGGAATTAGTATATTATATTATCCATTAACATTAAAATTATGAAATTTATAAACTCATGGACTTCTAAAGTCAAGCAATCCGATAAATACGAAATTGTAATTAGACTCGGAAAATTAACTCTATTTAAACTTAGCTGGGATACTTCAAGAAAGTCTCATGCTATTATGATCTTTAACTTAGGACTATCATTCTAATATGGCAAAAAAACCAACGGCTTCGGCTACAATAAAAAAATTCTTAGCAAGACCTAAGAAAAAACGTAAAGGCATTCATGCTAAGACCAAACATTCTCACTCTAAAAGAGGAAAAAACTATTCTAAATCTTATAAAGGCCAAGGTAAAAAACGATAAACATTATGAAAAAATATATATTTCTACTGCTAATAACAGTAAATTTCCTTGCATGCTATGCTCAACCAGTAGCAGCTCCGGACACGGTTAAACTATCTGACACAAATACTGTCGGATTTTCTCTTCTACAAAATGACAGAGGTACTAAAATAGTAGTATCTCACTATGTGATAAATGGAGTAAGATATCTACCAAGTAACTCTAGCAGAGTTATTAGAAATTTTGGTACTATACTAATTAAAACAAATGGTACAGGATCATTTAAACCTGCAGTATCTGTTACAAGTGGATTGGTAAACTACACTATAAAAGATTCAAGGGGTAGAGTATCAAGCTCAAGATTAGTATTTATAACTCCAGCTGTTGTTCCACCAGTAACTCCTGCTCCAGTAGCTTTTAGTTATTCCTGGAAAGGTAATATAGGAAATACCGGAGATTCATCTTGGGGTACTTACAAATTTAAAGGACTTAGAGCACCTACTTCTTTGGCAGAACTAAATGGTTTCTTATATGTAACAACTGGTTTTACAGAAGGTAACGGCCCTATCTTTAAAACACTTCTATCCAATCCAAAGATTAAGTATGAAGTAGGTAGATCACCTAATGGCTATGATAAAATGTTAGAGGGAACTTGGGGTGTATCAGATGGTACCAAATATTACATGGTAGGTTTTGATCCCTTTGGTTACACCGCAAATGGTGGAACAGGTTACACTTCAAAAATTGACTGTGCTATTGTAGCATATGACATTAATGATAATCTAGTAAATTTCTCAGCCGGCACAAGTTTTAGTAATTCATTACAGGATATCCCTTACTCATCTGGTATTGTTGTAACAAGAAATGACAGTACTCAAAAACCTAAAAGACTTGAAGTAGATGCTAATTATCTTTATGTGTATACTAAAGACAGTGTTAAAAGATTTAATAAAATTACAGGGGCCAGAGTTTCAGCAAGTGCTTATACAGCTCCTGCCGGTGTAATCTCTACTTATACTAGAAATGGAGTAACAATAACTATGACTGCTTCTTCTATTGTATATAATGGAGTAACCTTAGCTACAGCTTATAATAGTCCAGCTATTAATAACTATAAATACGTACCTCGTGATTTTAACTTTCACAAATACCAAGGTTGTGTTTATATTGCAACAGATGGTACATTTTGGGTAATTGATGCCGGTAATGGTAGAATCTTACATTATAACAATGCAGGTGTTTACATTAACCAAGTTGCTTATGTTCCTATGAACTATAACTGCTCAGTAGATAGAAATGACCCTACAAGATTATTTGCAGGCTTCTTAGAGTATAAAATTACTTACCCTAATTTAACCTGGGAATTAGTAAATAACTGGTCCTATAACATTAACTCTAACTATAGACCCCGTGGTACATATGAAAATGCAGTAAATGTTTTAAGAAATGTAGTTACAACTTCTTCAGGTACTTTTGGATTACTTGATTCAGTAATCTTATATGAAGGCTACAGTATGGCATATCCTTGTAAGGTAAAACTTACCTCTACAGGATTAGTTAGAACCAAATCATATGATGCTTTTGAAAATGTATGGTTTGATCTTAATGGAGATGAATACATAGCAGTTTGCGGTAATGAACTGGGTTCTAGAAATACTCTTTATAAAAATGGAGTACAAGTAGAACAATCACCTATCATTACAACAGAATCAGCTTCCTATTTAGATGATGGTGGATTTGCTGTTACTTCAGATGGTCACTATGTAGTATTTAATAACATGAACAATGCAAAGGCCAACTACCACTTAGAATGGATTAAAAACGGAGTAGTAGTTTCAAGAGCAGCACAATCTATTGCTGGTTCTCAAAGTTCATATCCTACAACAGATAGATTTATGGTTGATGGAGTAGGTGGTTTACCAGCTTCAAAAAAGATTTCTGTGGTTGATAGTATAGTAGTATTTATGTATTCCGGAGAAGGTTTTCAGAATGCACAAACAACTAAACTACATATTTACAAAAATAGACAGTTCTCTAGAATAATTGGTAAAACATATGCAGAAGCCGTTACAGCTTCAGGTACTACAAATAGTCCTAAAGAATTTGCCGGCAACTCTTTTGCTGGAGATTTAGTTAAAGTAAGTGGTAAATATTATTACTTCTTCAATGATGAACACGGAGGTGCTTTACATTGTTTTATAATAAATGGACTCTAAATTTAAAATTGGAGATTTAGTTAACGTAGATATCTTAGATACTTTTGGAAAAATTGTATCTATAGAACAAGCATCTAGTAAACTAAAGAAAGTAGTAGGTGTAAATGGGGATTTGTTTCTGTATAGAATAGATATTGGTAATGGAATTTTCATTACCACAACAGAAGATTCTTTGGAAGAAATAAAGGTAGAACAAGCTCCAAATGATAATTTAGAGCAGAAATTAAATACTTAGCCATAGTATTTTAAAATTTATAACTACTTGAATTTTAATTATTAGTTATATATCTTTGAATTAATTAATGTTTATAGAAAACGGCTATGGTAAGACGATACATCTAAGAATCGAAGATTATTTAGATATGTCCGATGAAGATTGGCAGGAGATCATAGCTTCAGGTCATGGAGAATTTATCGAAAATCCATGGGTAGACTATACCGGAATTACAAAAGAAAAAGTTATGCCGATTGAAGATTTAGATGGCACAATTGAATTTGTAGAATTGGATATAGATATGGCTGTAGACGATATTAGTGAAGAATATGACTAAACCAAAAAATAGAAAAGGCAAGGCTAAAGCTTATAGTCAAAAAGCCAAGAGTAAGAATTTAAAAAAAGATACAGTAATGAATAACCAAAAACAAGTAATTAGAAAAGCAACTTGGTCAGCATCTGACAAGTTCATGATTTCAGGTGAAGAATATCAAGCCTTAAGTCAATTTGCAAATTTAGTAGCTCCTTTAGTAGAGATGTCAAGTAGAATCATGGGTCAAGCAGAGCTTGATGAAAAATTAGCATTTGTTTACGCATATGCTGATGGCTCAGAAGTTGAACCTGAAGTTGCAACTCAATATGAGCAAGAAAGAATTGAGAAATTGGAAAAAAGAAGAGCAGAAATCCAAAAATATATGGAGCTCTTACAGGCACAAAACGCAGCAGTAACTGCTGAGTTAGCAAAAGTTGCACCTGAACCGGCTGAAGAAGTGCCGACAACAAATTAAAAAACCAAAATTTAATTTAAAATAAAACCAAATTTTAATTTTAATTTTAAGACAAAGAAAAGGGGAGTATTTAACTCCCCTTTTTTATTTTATATGGTAATGGTTTTGTCAGTTTCCCATTGTTCCATAGTGTAATCCCACACATCAAATGTAATATGCCACTTTAATCTATCAATTGCTTGATTAAAACCTTCATAAGTTTTGTGTTCTACATTACCACCATTAAGTCCTATTTCAAATGTTTCCGGGGAAACTTTAAAAATCAAGGGACTACCTTGGTATTTAGAGCTTTCCACTACAAAATGAAATGGAAGAACTGTAAAGTCTTTTAATGCAGAAAAATTCTCCTCATGCTCTATCCAATATTTAAGAGCAAGAGTATAGGAGGCAGCTTGAAAATCATATCTTCTTTTCCAGAATGAATATTGAAAACTTCCAGTACTATCGCCAATTGTTTTAATATCAATTGGAAGAATAGTTTTGGCTTTGTAATCAATAACTATGAAGTCAAGTTTAGACTTCATATCTACTCCATTATGGTTCCACATAATTTCTAACTGAGAAACTATTTGATTATCTACTGTCTTTTTAATAAGAGATTGATACTCTTTAAATTCAGAAAAAGATTTTACAATTTCAGTAATAGTTTCATAAACAGTAGGATCCAATATAGTCTTACCTTCCTTTAAACAATTAAAGTAAGCTTTATTATCATCCTCTTCCAACTTAGCTTTGAACCATTCAATTTTATACTTAGCAGAATTTACGATTTCAAATGCTTTATCAGCATCTTCTTCATTCTTATAATAAGCATCGATGAATTGTTTAATTTGGCCGGTTGGTGCTTTAGTAGAAAGAATATAAAAGAGATCCTGAAACTTTTCCGGCTCTGTCATTAGGCAATCTACTGCATTACCAATAGTGAAATGAATTTTGTCATCATCATCAATCATTGGATTTTTACTCATGTACATTCTTGGATGTACAAGGATTTTTTTAAGTCTGGATTGACTTATGCGGTCTGTTATATCAAAATAATTCATTGTAAAATTTTACTATCTCATTTATATCTGAGCTTTCTCTTCTTTCATCGTAGTCTTTTCGATTCTTTAAAATAGCATTTGCTCCAGGAGTTCTAGCAGCAAGTACATACTTTTCTTTATCATCTGAAACTTCAATCATAAATTCTCCATCTGTACTGATTTTACGTACAGAATTAGGATTGTAGCTGGAAACTAAAGTATAGAATCCATCTACAACCAAATTATTTAGGGGTTTTACGCTCATAGAAATCCCATTTTAGAAGGAGCAGATGCAAAGCCTTCTTCTTCAAAGTTATAAATATCACCAATTGTCATAGGCCCTGTTATATTAACTTTTAAACCTTGTTTATCAGCTAATTCTTGAGCTTCTTCTTTAGATAGTTTATCAAAGTAATGTTTATACTTTAATCTACCCTTTCTAAGTAATGCCGGATCAATTAACTTATCATCAGCATTATAAGTAGCTACTACAGATATCTTAAGAATATCACCAAGTAAACCATCTGTGATATTTAATACAGTTGATACCATTCCAGTACTGCCGGTACCTCTAACTTTTAGGCAATCTTCAGCATCCTCAATAATAAGTACTGAGTTACTGTGTTCACTCAAAAAGTTTATGAATGCCGGATTATCCAAACTATTTACCATGGTATTTGGGATATAAATAAACTGTCTATTAATAGTATTTGCTAAGTGATTTACAAAAGAAGTCTTACCAGTACCTGGAAGGCCAGAAAATAAATATAAACCTTTAGAGTAATTAGTGAGGTCATCCTTAATTTTAGGAATATCTTCTCTAAACTTTTTACAATAGTTATAACTAATATCCTGTTCTACAATTCCGGAATCCTGATAAATTAATTTAAATTCATGTTGATCCTGAGCAAGAATAGCAACACCATAGTCATTACTAACTATATTTTCTCCTATAGATTTATAAAATTCATTTACTTTAGACTCCGGATAATCCTCAGGATAATAATAAGAAACTCTATATAATAATTGCTTTACTCCTTTAGTCATTCTAGAGTCCTGATAATTAATATCTAAGAATCCTCTATCAAGATATAACAACATGTAACTTAAATTACCCTTAGCATTATAATTTTTTTCCATTGTAATACCTGCAAGCTCTTTAATTTGTTCTTCAGTTACTACTTTATTAAAGTGTAATTTTGTTATAGTCCCACAATTAAAATTAGTTTGAATATATTTGGAAGGATTAAAATGTCCTTCTACTTCATATTTTGACCAATCAAATAAATCTTCTCTCATAAGTATTCTTTTAAATTTTTAAAATCCTGTTTAATAATTTCGTCATGACTTATCTTGACATTTACAATGTTGTCATGACTATCTGTAAAGAAAAAGATAACATGGTCTCCTCTTCTATTTCTTCCTCTATAATGAGGATCTCTTTCTAACATATGAGTTAGACTATCAATTAATTCCCCGATCATGTATTTCAATTGTTATTTCTTCTGTGTTGTAAGTTAAATCATATGTATTAGATCTATTGTCATGAATCCATCCAAAGTTTTTAAATCGGAAAATTATTAATTCTTCTTGTCCTTTCCAACAATGAATGGCATTTGTAGCATAATCAAGGTGTAAACCAATAAGTTTTCCTTCCTCAAATATAGTCTTAAATTCTTTAAGTTCCTCTTTATTAATTATTATTTTCATCTACTTTCTTTATGTCGTAATAATAAGAATTACCATCTTCTGTAACCCATCTATCTGATTTATTTTCAACAGATATTATCTCTGTATCAACTTTAAATTGTTTAAGATTTTCAGGAAGAGGCTTAGTAATCCAATTGCTATCTCTCCAGAAAATTCTATTATTTGGTTGACAAAGTAAATACCCGTCATCAGATTCAAATATATGCCCACATTTATAATCAGAAGGCTCATCACTATATGAATTGCTATACCAATCTACAGTAAACATATATGTTCCCCATACTTTGGTACCATCTCTTAAAACAATTTCAGCCCTATGAAACCCAAGAAAATCATATTCTATTACAGATACATTTTCACTGAAGCAATCCCAAAGCTGTTTAAAGTTAAAAGGAATATCTTCAGTAGGAATATGAGTATAAATTTCAGAAATTGGTACTCTACTACGAAGCATCCCGGTATCAGTCATGACATGAAAAGATAAAATTTGACCTGCACAAGATTGTAAACCAAATACATATACAGGATAATAATCTGTGTCTGCAGGGTCTTTAGTAAAATAAGACTTTTTAACAAAACCTTTAAACGACGGTATGTTTGAATTTAGTTTCATTAATTGCTTAAGGGTGCTTTAATTGTTGGGTGTGATTTATAATTTTCTATTTGAAAATCTGTTGGGTCCAAATGACCAAACAAACTAACATCAAATCCATTCCAAAAATCGTCCGTCTTTGATAATTTTAGTTTTGGTAATTCAAAAGGTTCTCTTGAATGGTATGGTATTTTGTTTGCTTCATAATACTCACTCAATCCACCACCGAAAGGAACTTGTTCGTCAACTGCTGTTTGATAGAAATCACCCATGGCAGTTTTTAACAATTCATGTCTTTCTTCTGGTGTGTATAGTCTACCAATCTGTTCTTTCGCTTGCTCAATGTGGTTTGAATATAAATGAGTATCCCCTAAATTACCTATCAATTCATCAGGAACCATATTAACTGCTTTAGCAATGATTTCTAATAGCAAACCATAAGAAGCAATGTTGAATGGTAAACCTAAGAATGTATCTACTGAACGTTGATTCCACATTAATGAGATTGCTCTTGTTGGTATTCCTCTATTGTCAAAATCTTCTTTAGTATAACACTCTGGTGTACATCTATCTTTAAATCTTTTAAAATGTTCATTATATCTTTCATCATGACTCAACTCTCTTGTATAAACTTGGAAACCATAATGACACGGTGGAAGAACCATTTGGTCTAATTCTCCTACATTCCAAGCATTAACCATTAATCGTCTTGAGTCTGGATTTGTTTTAAGGTCGTTGATTAGGTTTGCGATTTGGTCTATCTGATTTATTTGATATGGTTCAGGTCTTGGGAATGAGGTCGGGTATATGTTAGTCCATCTTCTCCATTGCTTACCATAAATAGGACCCAGTTCACCATAGACAGAAGAAAAATCAGAATCTCTTTTAATTTTTTCAATAAACTCTTCAATAATTAAAGGATTATTGCCGGCCCATTTTAAATAATTCTTATAAGCATCTCCATTCCAAATGTTACAGCCATTATCTAAAAGATATTTAATATTGGTATCTCCTTTAAGAAACCAAACTAACTCAGTAGTAATAGAAGGCCAGTGTAATTTTTTGGTTGTTAACATCGGAAAACCATCTTTCATACTATGACGAATCTGCCTTCCAAATACAGATAATGTACCGGTACCAGTTCTATCTTTTTTCTTTACTCCATTATCTAATAAATCCTGAAGTAAATTCTGATATTGTTTATCCAGGTTGTTCATTTTCAAATTTTTCTTTAAGTTTTAAATACGTATCATATTGCATTTTTAAGACTCTTTTTTTTGAATCTTCAATATCTTGCAATCTTTTTTGAAATTCTTGATCTGTTTCTTTAACCCATCTTACTACAGAAATAATATAACCATTTTCATTACCATTTTCATCAGCATCCTCATACATAGCTATAATATCATCATCTTGAAGATCAAGGTGCTTAATATCTTTCCAAGTAGGAGGCTCATCAGTTACTGTCCAAAAAATTTCTTTTTCGTATTTTGTTTTTTCTTTGCTTTGTGGTTCTAAATATCTTTTCATTTTTCTTCTCTATTATCACCATCACCATGTAAAGTTCCGGTAGCTCTTCGGGCCATAAGTTTATTGTAGTTAGTTTCCATAACTTCTTCAAGAGTAAAACCCAATTGTCCAGATAATGCAGTAATATACCAGAGTACATCTCCGATTTCTTTTTTAACTGCTTCTTTAAATTCTTCGGTTACTACTCCATTTTGATCTCTGAATAACTTTTTAACCTTCTCAGCTACTTCACCAGATTCACCGCAAAGACCTAATGTACAATACATTAGGCCTATCTCATCAGAAAATACTGCGGTCTTTTTAATTATTTCCTGATATTCTTGTAAATTCATTGATTTAATCTATCTTGAATAGATGCATGTAACAAAGCTATATAAGTACCCAAGTCCCCAAGCTTTTCATCAAGCATAGCCTGAGTAGGCAACTTACCTTTGTTAACATCATCTATAATATCCATGGTGCTTACAAGATGTTTTAGAGCAAAACCAAATAAGGCTTTTTCTCTACACTCTCCTGTAATACCGGATGCTCTGTTAAAATTGTGCAACCTATCTGCGTCACTGGCATACTCTTTAGCCTTAGCTAAAAGGTTAGAGTTTATTTGACCAATGTGTTTCTCAATTGCTTCTTTAAATTTCTCTGTGTTCATTGTACTAACTCTCTTCCTGCTAATGAATAATAAAGGTTCTGTATTTGATGTACATACTTTGCTTTTGCACCTGTACAAAATGCACAATCCCCATTATCAAGTCCTTTAGCACTATCTGAAATACAAACAGTTAAATCATCCATATATATGCATAGAAGACCTAAATTCTTATCTTCCAATACTGCTCTATTATGGTTAGGATCATAAGTAAAACCAAGTTTCTCCAGTCTTTTAGGAGTCACTGGAATTGGTTTAATATCCGTGTACATAGCATGGATCTCTAAAGTTTCTCCATTTATAGTGGTCTCTAAAAAGATTTTCTTTTTATCTAAACCTATTACTTTGGCTTTTTTATCTCCACCATGAGATAAAATAACCCTATTGTTAATTTTAAAATCGTTATTTTTCATTCATTTTTACGTATCTATTTGGTTTAAGTTTGTTAATCGATGTGTCTATGTTAAAATATTGATCATAAACACTGAGTAACTGTCTATCCCTTTCATATGAAGGGTTAGTATGATCAAAAGCTCTGTCTTCTAAAAGCTTTCTAAAATTCATTATTTTTTCTTCTAATTTCATATTGCAAATCTAATAAAAAATCCCCAGGTTATGTCACAATTATACAATATAATTGTGACATTCTGAGGATGGGATTACTTCACGTAATTAACTCCTGCCATAGGAGTTTTAATTTGGTTTGAAGCTCTCATTTGAGCTAAAGCTCGATCTACAGTTCTAGTAGATAATTTGGTTTTTTCGGCAATACCTTTAATGTTAATAGATACTTTACCAGTCTTTCTAGAACTGTTTTTTGACATTACTTTGAAAATCTTAGTAATGTTGTCGGGTTTTACTTTTACGTTATTCATTTGGTTTTGAAATTTCTGTGTGAAACATCATCTCTGCCCAAATAACAGTATCATTAATCAACTTATACATTCGATCATCTGATATGTCCTTTAGAGAGAGATTTACTTGTGTATATTCATCTTTTTCAGAATCATAGTGCCACTCAAAATAAAATTTGGGTTTTATAATTTCTTCTAAAACATACTCGGGTGAATATACAATATCCCCTTGTAAGTCATTAATTAGATTTGTAATTTCTTTGAGGACAACTCCTCTAAAATAGTTTAATTTATTAATTGATTTGGGAATGTGAACCTTGGTTATGCTATTCCGATTTAAACTATTGATATCCATTACAACTCTAATTTTAATTGATCCGGTGAATCTTGGATTTTAGTCTCCAGATACTCAATTGCTGCTTCTATTTCCATGTCAAGATTATCAACCATGACATTTACTTTATTGACTAAATTACCTTTCATGTAATTCCTTATTTCTTCACATGTCATGTTTCTAGAGTCATCCATAATCTTCTGGAAAAACTCTGTAAGTTCTTCCGGAGTTTTCTTTGGTCGACTCATAAAATCAATGACGTATTTTCCTACTACAAATCTATTTCTGTTCATCAAGTATATCTTTAATTTTGATAACTACTTTTAGTAATTCAACAGCAGTATGATGCTCTGAATCTTTAATTTGTCCAGTAGACTTTATTTTTTGCATTGAATCTCTCTGCAATTCATCTAGATATATTTCTAGTTTCTTCATTCTGCGGTAATTTTAATTATTTCTTCGTTAACCCACTTTTCATATTCCTCTTTATTGGTTTTAATCCAATCAGATGCATCCTTAGGTTTATCAAGAGGATTGTATATGTTGGGAATATCAAATGTAGAACTTATCTTAGCATTCATTTCCAATCCTGTAGTGTCATTATCCATATAGGATATTATATATTTGAATCTATTCTTTAACAAATTAAGTGCATTAGCACTAATTAGAGTAGTTTCACTTCTAACACCAACAGAAGGTATTCCCAAAGAATATAAGGCCATTACATCCTTTCTTGACTTTGTTATGATGCAATACTTTCCCTGCGATGGTAATTGGTTCCAGCCTTCTAATAAACCACCATAGTAATTATTCCTAAACTTTTCCCTTCTATGAGCAAAGGGCCGGTATATTTTGATTTTATCTTTTTCTTTATACCTGTAAGTAGGATTTCCTTTAGTGTCTATAGAAAATATGTTACCATTAATCCATGTGGTACAGCATTTCCTTACATCAAATAACTCTAAAATTTCCTTTGAAATGTTATATTGAGCCCAATAGTCCAGATCACTCTGGTCAAAAGGGCAGAGCTTACATTGTATTAGAGAAGGAACAGGCTCTACAATACTATGTTTATACTCTACTATCTTTTGACTTGAGTGGGGACTTACAATTTTATAGAAAATTTCATCAAATAACTGTTCATCTCTTAAACCGGTTCTCAATCTTGCGATATCAATACAGTTGAAATAAACTTTACTTGTCGCATAATCATAAAATAACAATATACCATTTCTGGAATATTTAAAGAAACAATCTGCATTTTTATCTGGTCTAAATGGATTTTTATATTTTTTACCAATCTTCACGTACTCACCAAAGTAGTGAGCCATAATCTCATCTTGATGCTTGAAAGCATCTTCGATAGTTACCTTTTGGTAAATAGCATTTAAATCCATAGAGCATTACCAAGGTAAATCGTCAGATCCTGATGCGGTTGCAGTTGCTTCTTCTTCAATCCCTGCAGGGGCAGCTTCTTGAATGTATTCTCTAAAGGAAAGGTCATTACCCCATTCACCTTTATATGGATAATCTGGATTGGTTGCTTTCTTAACTAAGTACTGCTCTGACTTAGATGTAAAGATAGCTGGTAAGAACATACCTGTCCATGCATCTTGATACTTACCATCTTTAACACCTAATAGCATATGAAATACTCTTTCTTTCTCAATTGCTGCATCCAATACATCTTTCAATTCCTTGATAGATCCCATTGCAATCTTTTGAAAACTTTCAAATTGAGGAAATGGCTTGCTTAGGGCTGCGTTAAACAAAGCAATTAGAAACTCATATAATGTAGCTTCACCTTTCTTTGCAATTCTTAAGCCATCCATTTTCATCTTTTGCCATTCTGCAGTTGCTGCCTCATTCTTAGCTTTTACAGCATCAACATTTGCAAAATAACCAGTTTTACCAAATGCATTGATATACTGGAAATTACCTGATTGCTTACTAACTACATCTTCATTTGAGATAAAGATTGAAAACTTAAAGAATTTATTGATTGAATCCTCACGGCACCAGAAATCCAATCTGTAGTTATCACCATTCTCATAGGTGATATCTCTTTCAATCTCAGTACCTAAAATCTTACCAAGTTGTTCCTTGGTTGGATTTACAGCTACTGGAGTTAATTTTGCTAAACCTTGATACAATTTTCTTGAGCTACCAGAGCTCACTACGCTTTCTTCGATTTGATCTAATTTCATTTTACTTTTAAGTTATTATATACATTTTCCCAATACGTCTCTATTACATCTCCTACTTTATCAGAGATTAATATTTTACCAGTCAGGTGTGGGGCCCTAGAACCGGCAATTAATGAATCGTTGTCGTTTTCAAAGGAAAGATATCTCTTATCTCCTTCTGCGATCAACTTACTGATTGTGCTTACTCTTGCAGCAAGCATGTTTTTGATTTTACCTGTTAGGTTCATCTCGCTTCCAATGATAGTTTCCTGAGTCACTGTATCCTTGATAAACTTATCCTTAATATGGACAATCCATATTCTGTAAGGAACAAGATTCATAATCTCTTGGATTTGATTCATAAACCATTCTCTTGGAAATCTCCATCCGGTACCTTCGCCTAAAGTAGTTACACTTTTCCATTCTGGATGAGTATGAGTATACATAACTCCTTTTTCATCCCTATTAAACTTTTTACCTTGGGTAGTCTTCATGTAGAAATACGTGCCGGCAATGTCGGCCCATTCGTCTAAGACACTTAAATTATCAATTGCAAGATAATCTATTTGTCC